GATTACCAAATTGTTGAATATATCTCCTAAGCAAAGTAATAAATCAGGTTTTTCAACCTCTACAATCTCTGATAACCAGTACATTGAATTTAAGATACGATTTAACTCCTTTGTGAAGCGATTCTCTTGCCTGTTCCAAGGAATAAATGACCCTTTTTCCCTAAAATGAATATCGGAATAATAAAGAATTTTCATTATCCCTCCTTTTTGTTGTTTTTACAAGAGATGGAAAAAATAGGGTTGACTAAAAAGCCAACCCTAAATCCCTAATCATTTTTCTTCTAATTTTCAACCACTTATCTCTACCGTCTTTATACTTCCACTTACCTGTTTCAGTTAGTACTTTTGCTAAGAATAAAGGTTCAAACTTTCTATTTTTCCAAGTTCCTTTATTAACTTGCCTTTCCATATATTCCAATACTTCAGGACTTGGATTAAAATATTCTTCAAAAAATACCTTTGTCCCTTCATCTTGGGTTTCAGCCCAAGCCATTATTTTCTCTAATAAATCTCTTGAAACTGCATACATTTCAGGTTCTATAAACTTTACATAAAAAGGATATTTGCTTATATTTGAATATGGAGATATAACACTTTCCATAAAAGATAATTGTTCTTGAGCTTCCACAACATCTGAAAGTGGAAGCTCTTTCTCTTGTTCTTTTCTAATCAAAGATTTAATATGATTATGAAGACAGGTTTTAATATATTTCCATTTCTGAAATTCCGATAAAATCCTAACTTGTGGAGAGTTAAGAAGTTCCAAACCTTTTAAAAATAACTCTTGATAAAGTTCATCATAATCTAACTCTTTTGGTTTTCTTTGAAGAAATTTATGAATATGACTCTCAAGAGATACAGCATAGACTTCCTGTGGAGGAATTTCAGAAAGACCATAGAATCTAAGGATTTTATTGACTTCATCAACATTCTTGCATTTTCTTATGTTATTGATGCATTCATCAGCTATAGAGAACGGGATTGATAGCCATTTTTGGAACTTATCTGAAAATATTATTACAATCCTCTGTTTTCCATTTCTAATCCCACGCTTCTGAACTCTCATAATCCCTCCTTCTACTTTAACAACTTATTACAATAAAGGTTCAGCAACCCAAATATCATAACCAATTTCTTCTATCTCTTCAATTGTATATTCTTTCCCAAACTCTAATCTTCCTTTTGGTTTAATCCAAAGTTGGATATGATCTGGTTGAGGGTTATAAACAGGTCTTCCTTGTACAGGTTTCAACCCCAAAATTTTCACAGTTTGATGTCCTGTAAAAATACCAACCAACTCATTTGTCTTAATAAGACTAATAGCATCTTGTTTTGAAATAATTTTAAACTTAAATTTTCCCTGTACTGGAATAAATGCTGATGTGATTGCTACTTTCATATCTACACCTCCATTTATGAGAATTAAAATTGTTATAGTTCTTGACTTTAAAAAGAACTACTTACTCGTTTTCAGGAATGAAATCTACTTCCGCTGTTGGGTCAACATACTCAATATTTTCATTTTCAGACTCAAAACTATCATAATCCAATCCATCTCCAACTTCTAAAATAACTTCAACAGGTTGTTCTTCCCATTCACCGTCCCACCAAACAAAACAACCTATTGTTTTTCCACAAATACCAACAAGTGGTTCAGGATCACCATTCAAATCCCTTCCACGATGGAAATAGAATATATCCCAACCATATTCTTTTAGTACTTTGCGAAGAGGAGGAAGAGGATTGATACCAAGTTTATAACAACCAAGAATGTAATTCTCAAGTTCTTCTTTACTTTTAATACCAAAATGGTCAAGAAGGAGTTGGATAGGGTTATTCTTGTAATATTTTTCTTTTTGTTCCTCTAATTCTTTAGCTATCATTTCTGTCTTGTCAATAAGATCTAAAATTTCTTGGAGTTCTTTTTCATCAATATAACCATCTTGATAAGCCTTCTTAACTAACTCCCTTGCTCCATCAGGGGAAATTTCGTAAGGATCGTTCCACAACGGATGAGACACACATCTACAAGTTCCCATTCCTAAATCAATTGATGAATAACAGTTCAGCTCTTCAACCCAAATTTTACCTTCTTTTGGATTGATTAGAAGTTCTTTGTCAACAACTTCCTCTCTATGTTGGTTAGTAACTTTACTAAGAATTACTTTCATTTTTCACCTCCTAATCCGTTTTCTCTAAATATAACCAGATTAGGAGGAAATGTCAACCCTTTTTCTTAAAATCTACCTTGTTTTCTCCACAATGCTATTAACTTCAATTGTTCCAAGTCTTCCAATCTTTCAGGTAGGTATCTTCTAACCAATTCTTCAAACCTCTCCATATCAAAATTTTTCCAACCTAATATTACCATTAAATCCTGTTCATCCTTGTCTCTCATAGTATCTAACTTCATCAAGGCAAGATATTCAGGTTTAACAACCGCTAACTTACTTCCTTCATAGTTAACTATATTAGGATTATTCAATGCTTCTCTCTCGTAATTTTTTGATTCTACTTTAATATCAACATCTACTCCATTTACCTGTAGAATAATCCACTCTGCATCTTGAAAGTAGTGTTTATCAATTAATTTTGCTTGTTTAATGAACTCGTCTAATTCATTCCCTGCTTTTAGAGAAATCAGCAAATCAATGTCAGGTGTTAAAGGTCTTGCATTTCTATCGTATATTCTCAAAGCAAAACCACCGATTATCAAATAATTCTTAATTGAAAATACTTGAGAAATCAATTTCAAAGTTTCTCTTGCTTTAGATTCATTAGTGAATTCTTTAAGAGCTTCATTAATATTTTTAACCAACATCTTTAACCTCCTCTATTCTCTTCTTAGCTATTTCACAATATTTCTCATTAATTTCTATTCCTATCAATTTCTATTCCTATCCATCTCCTATTTAACTTTTCACAAGCTACTGCTGTAGTTCCACTTCCAAAGAATGGATCAAGAATTATATCTTCAACAAAACTCCCTATTTTAATTATTCTAATTACCAGCTCAACCGGAAAAGGTGCAGGATGACCTATTTTCTTAGCTCTTTCTGGTTTAATTTCCCAAATTTGCATCCCAAATTCTTTGAATTCACCTGGAGTTAAAGCTGATTTCTTTCTTAGATCATCTGTGATATTTTTTCTTTTTCCAGCCTTTCTAAACCAGAGAATATATTCAACTTCTTGTACTATAGGAATACAACCAGGGGAACGGAATCGTCCATAACTCCCTAACAACCTATTAGCACCACCACTTGCATGTTTTCCTCTAATCTTTTTCCAAAGTATCATTTCTTTGTAATCAAAGATTTTATTTAAATTAACTATTAAATAAGCATGAGTAGGTAGAACAATAGATTTTTTAAAAACAGATTTGAGAGAGGTATGAGCATCATCTATGTTTATGTAAAGATTTCCTCCTTTAACAAGCACTCTTTCAGTAAGAGTAAAAGTATTTAAAAGCATATTAAGATATTTTTGATAACCTTCTAGAGTCTTCTCCTTATCTTCATATTCTTTTCCTACAAAATAAGGAGGTGATGTAACAACCAAGTCTACACTCTCTTCAGGAAATTTCTTCATTATTTCTAAACAATCTCCACAATAGAGTATTCCATTCTCAGTTTCAAAATATCTGTTTTCTTTAGGAAATATGTCTTTCCAATTTCTCACTTCCATATCTTTACCCTCCAAGTTTCTTTCTTTGGTGAATATATGAATTGATCAATTGCAGGTTCATCAAAATCTTCTTCATTAATCTTTTCAACCTCAACATTATGACTCATTTCTATTAATTGTTTAAACATTAATAAATCTCTTACAAATCCTGTTCCTTCCAATTCAAGACAATCTGGAGTAATCACCTTTCTTTCCCATTCTATTCCTCCAAACCAACTTCCATCCCCCATAGTAGCATCTATCCTAATAGGACAAGTTAACCAATCATAAATCCTTATTGGAATAATCTCAGCATTCTTTATTACAAGATTAAAAACTGTAATTAATTCTCCAGGATAAACATCTATAACAATAGCATCGTGAACAGTTCCTATAAGAACAGACTTCAGATTTAATTTTTTCATATTCTCCCAAAGTCTAACTGCACTTGTAGTAGTTAAATCAGAAGCCGATGATTGAACAGGATAGTTAACAGCTTTACGCTTAGCTTCCTCTTTCTTCCACTTATCAGACTCAAAAGCCATTGGAACTGGAATAACTCTATTGAATGCTGTTACAACAAAACCATTAGCTAAAACAAACCTGTGCTGATTCTCTATCCATTTTCTAAGATTTGTATACCCTCCATAAAGATTCTCTACCCATTTCTCAGCTTCTTCTAAACTAATATTAAAATCTTCCGCAAGGGATTTAGCTGTTTTACCATAAAGAATTCCAAATACAACGGTTTTAGCAATCTTCCTTTCTTGTTTAGTAATTTCTTCCATTGGTTTATTAAATATCATAGATGCAGTTCTTTTATGAACATCTATCCCTTGCTTATAAGCATCTATAAGTTTGGTTTCATTAGCAAGACTTGCAGCAACCCTAACCTCAAGCTGGGAGTAATCAAAACTAACTATAAGCCCACCTTTATCCTTCCACCTACTAACAAACATCCTCTTAATGTCAGACTTTGATGCAACAGTATGAAATCCTGATGACCATCTACCCGTTATTGTTCCTGCTATATTAAATTCAGGGTGATACATTCCTAACTCGTCTATACTACTTATAAACCCATTTATATAAGTTGACTTCAATTTTTTGAAAAGTTTTATTCTGTAAAACAATTCTATAAATCGTTTTTCTTCTGAATCCTCTGGAAGAGAGGAGAGATATGTATTAATGGCATTCTTACCTAAGGAAGGTTGTCCTTTTTGAGTTGTTTCTACCACAGGTAATTGATAGACTTTAAATGCTACTTCCTTTTGATGTTTTTGAGAAGAAGGATTAAACCAAGATACTCTTCTTAGTTCTTTCCATTCCTTAATTTTAGGTAATTCCTGCAACTCTCTTTCAGCTTTTTCTATTTCAGACTGATATTTATAGTCAAGAAAATCTCTAACTTGTTTATCTACCTTAACTCCTTTTATTTCAGACTCGGCTATCATAATTGTAGCCTTATTAAGAGCTTCCCTAATCTCGTCACAGTTAAATACTTTAACTCTCTCAGAAAGCACTAAATAAATCTCTTTAGTAAAGAGGACATCAAATCCGGCATACTTGATTAGTAAAGAAGTTGGAATATTTCCATAATGTCTATCTTTCTTTAAACGATACCTTGACTTTAAATATTCCTTAACCTCTTCATCCCATCTACCATCTAAACCTAACACCTTAACAGCTATATCTTTAAGTTGTAAAGTTTCTCCAAGTTGAACCTTATTAAATACAAAATGAGCTAAAAATAATGTGTCGTCTTTTACTTTAACTTTGGATAAATCCAAACCTGTTTTAGTTACCATAAATTTTAAATCAAATTTAATGTTATGCCCAATGACAGGAATAGTTTCTAATAACTGTTTTGTAAGTTGTAATACCTTTTGCTTAGAAATATTATCTACTACAACATTAAAAATATCATAATTATCTCCTGGTAAAGGGTCTTTTTGATATAAAGGAACTACATAACCATAAGGGTCATCAGGAAAACTAAAAGTTAGCATTATAATTTCATCCTTGAAAGGATCAAGCCCATTTGTTTCTATGTCAAAACAAAACCATTCGGGTTTTTCTTCAAGTTTCTTTTGTAAGAAGTTAATAGCTTTTTTAGGTTGTAAAGGTTTAATAAGATTTTCCCATTCCATTTGTCTATTATCTATTACCTTACCAAATACAGATATAAATTTTTGCTTCCATTTAGGATTTCTAAGAACAGCAGCAGGATGAAAGTTAGGTATAACCTTAAATCCATTCCATTCAAGCTCCTTACCTACAAGTTCAGTAATTTTTCCTCGAATACCCAATCCTTTCAAAGCAGTATTACCTAAAGGCATTATAACTACATCTTTGCCTTTAAACTTTTCTAGTTCTTCTAATAGGTAAGGTAAACAGCATTCTATTTCCTTATCAGTAGGAGGTCTAACTCCTTTATTAGGATTGAATGGGTCTGCATAAGGGCAACACTTAACTACATTAGTAATATAGCAAACTTCTTCAAATTTCTTATTGAAAAGCCTAAATACCTCTTCCAATAATTTACCTGATTTACCTACAAAAGGTTTTCCTTCAAAATCTTCTGTTCTTCCAGGGGATTCTCCTATTATTATAATATTAGGATTTTCTAAATTACCTCTCGGTTTAACAAAATGAGTTTTACATTGTTTATAAAGCTTACAGGTTTCGCATCTGGAGTTCATCTTATCCCTCACTTTACTTACAATTTATCAGATAGATAATTATTGCTTAAAGCAATACCTTCTTGAAACTTCTACTATTTCAACATTTCCAGAAAGTCTTATAAATTTTCCTTCAGCATCTTCAAACTGCCAACCATCACTATTTTGCATTGTATTAGGATACTCTGTGTAATACTCAGCCACAACTTTTCCTCCGGAATAAAGTCTTACTCTAAAACAAGTATCACCAAAATCTCTACTAATATTAGCAAAGTGATTAGAACAAGATTTTGGAACACAAGAACAAGAATAGGGAGTTATCACCCCTATTAACATTAATAATACTAATAAATACTTTTTCATTTTACACCTCACCAAAAATTTATTTCACTTCAACTACAAAATTTTTATCGTTACTTCCTTTAACATAAAAAGTCTTTTCATCATACATACCAAACTTCCATTTTTCATTTAGAGGTAAATTAATATCTACTTCTTTCAAACCTTCTTTTAGTGAATCAGTAATCCAAACTTCAATATTTGAAAGATACTTTGTTAAAACCAAAGGATTTCCTGTTATTTGCCTATATCCTATAAGAATAGTCGAAAGTAGTTTTTCAGTTGGAAATACTTGAACATACTTAACCATTATTATCCTCCTCCACTCACGATTGTATTTCTCCTATATACATAACATCAAGTTTTCTCTTCAAAGGAATTCTTACTCCACTCTTACCTCTTCTGTTGAATCCAAGATAAAAGAATCCTTCCTCAGAACCAGTTTTAAAGTTTAATGAACTAATACTCCAACTTCTATGGGCTTTCCTTGCCGAATGTGCAAGGTCATTAGGTTCTATTACTTCCCCTTTATCTGGTTTATTCCAAGCATCTCTAACAGGTTGTGAGAAAGTTAAAATTGGAACTTGCCATTTAACAGCTAACTTAATTAAATCTGAATAAATATCACCTGAATCCTCATACAAGCTATCTTTACCACCCGTAGTAGGTAATAAGCAATCATCATAATCTACAATAATAAAATCAGGTTTCCATTCTCTTAAAACCTTTTGTCTCACTAACCAGCTCTGTATATCTAAAACACTTGCAGATTTTTCCGGATAATAAATTACATAAAGATTGTCTTTTAACACTTGATTAAAAACTCTTTCTTTTAACATTTCCCATTCATCATTATTCATCTTAAGAATATCTACATAAGTAACATTAGCTATTCTTTGTATATATCTCATTAAAACTTCATGGTGAGTTAATTCAAGTGTAATATGTAAAACTTTTTTCTCAAGAAGTATATTTATTGAACCAGTATTAACACCTAAAGCAGATTTTCCAGATTTAGGTGGTGCTTGAACTACATGAATCTCTCCAGGGGCAAAACCACCATAAAATATATTATCCAACTTGGGAAATCCTGTTGAAACTAAAGTATCAGGTGAATACCTTTTCTTAATTTCTTCTCTAACTTGGTCTAAATCTCCCAAACTAACAGCATTATGACTTGTAGCACCTATCGAAGCTATATATTCAAATTTGTTAAATATATAACCCATTTGACCTTCTAATACTAACCTTGGCAATTCAGGAAGTAAAGATTTAATCTCAATTTCTTTCAGAAAATCAATAACTTTTTCTTTAACATAAGTTGCATCTACTTTTTCTCTAAAGATTCTTTTAGCTTCTTTAAGAATTTCCTTTTTCTGATCATCTAACCCTAATTGACTAATTGTAGTAGTTATATCAGTTAAAACTTTAGCACTATTTAACTCAACATCAGATGTAACTAACTGTATTGACCTAAGAAATAGGTCATAAGGAAACTCAAACATAGAAGGTTCAAGAAGTGGTAAAAAATCAAGTCTAAAAACAGGATCTTGTGCTATTGCACACAAGACTTGAAATTGAAACTCCTTAGAGTAGAGCTTGGGTTTCTCATTCATTCTGAACCTCTTTGTTAGTTGTTATTTATCAAACTTTTAAATCATCTTTTATTTGATCTCTCCAATTGAGAATGCAATTTATATTCTTATCATTTAGACATTTTAACAACTTCATCATCTTAGTCTTAACGATGTTAATAACTTCGTTATCACTCCTAACTGGTTCAATTGGATATTCAGATTTCCAGTAAAGAATTTCCTCTCTAATGTTTTCTTCAATCTTATCTAAATCATACCAATCATACAATTTACCATAAGAGATATTAGAACTACTCCTCTTAAGCTTTCTCAAAATATCTTTAGCCCAAACTGTAATATCCTTGATGTGTTTTCTCCTATCGTCATCTTTCTCAAAAAGGTACAACTTAACCATATGGCTTAATATCTGATCCCATAAACCTTGAGTTTGCTTTTTAATCTGATTAGCTTCTTCTAACTGGTCTAATAAATCTAACAACTCTCTTATTAGTTCCATCTTCACCTCCTTCCAATAGTTATTACAAATCCACCAACTTAGACAACAGACTTTTAAACCCATACTTATTAAACAACTTAGTAGCTAACATCAAATCTTTCTTAGCAAAGTCCAACTGGATATCAATATCAGTTAAATCAACATATCTAAAATCAATCAACTTTAAATTCCTTTCCACTATATCAAGATTATCCAATATCTTCTTAGCCCAAGATTCTTTCTTTTGCTTAACTAAAATCTCCAAGTTGGGAACTTCAGGTTCTAAGTTTAGCTTAAACATCTCCTTAACAACTTGAGTAGCCCTCCTATCACCTATTCCTTTAACCCCAGGAATATTATCTGAACTATCACCCATTAAAGATTTCTTTAAAGCTAGGTATTTAGGATGATAACCATATTTATCTATAAAGTTTTGTTCAGATTCGTAATACTCTCCTTTCATAGGTCTGTGGATTTTAACACTCCATTGTAACAATTGAAGGTAGTCTTCATCATCAGTATGAACTGTTGACTTATTCTGATAATGTTTTACAGCTAACCAATAAATAACATCATCAGCTTCTTGTTCTGGAATTTGAACCATAGCTACACCTAAAACAGGTAATATTTCTTTAAGAATTTTTTGAGTAGTTGAAAATTGTTGTCTAAACTCGTCATCATATTTTTCCTTAACTTTGTAGGTTTCTAATAATTGTTTCCTTCTCTTAGAGTGACCTCCGTCAAAGACTACTACTATATTAGATAAGTTTCCAATAGAGAAAAGAGTTCTAAGGAAGATATAAGCTCCTCCTGTAAAAATGTTATTGTGAGTTAATCCTTGTCCTTTGTGAATAGAACGATGCATAAGATAATTACCATCTATAAAATGGTAGGTTTCACTCATTAAAATAACCTCCTACTCATTATAGTTAAAAATCTCTTCATCAAAAGCAAAAACAGGTAAAAACACAACAAGCACTATTGCCAATACAATAACCCAACCATTATTTTCAATATCTTCATCATTAACAATGAAATAACTTAATAAAAGCACCATAAATACCATAAGAAGAATAGCATGAACAACACCATAAATCTTTCCGATAAAGAATAAACAAACCCAATAAGATATAAGTGCAAAAAACCTAACAAACCAAACAACAAAGTTATGAAATAGATTCATCTTCTACCTCCATATTTCAAATATTCTTCTTTTAATAAATTGTAAGCAGTTTCAAAATTAACTTCTTCAAGATTCTTCATTAACTCTGTCATTACCTCATTATCTTCTTTACCGTTCCAAATTTTTTGATATTTACCTTCCTTATAACCAAAATCTTTCCTCAACTTATTTAAAGCATTCTTAAAGAAATACATCTTAAATAACTCTTCCTCACTCATAAAAGCTCTAACCATTTTGCAATAAGGTTTCCATATAATAGAAATGTAAATAGAATCTGGTGAAAACTCGGATGCTTCAGTAAAGAAAAGAAAGTTTCTATATAACTTCATTATGGCTTGAGGAGTTTTTTCAACAGGATCAGTTTGGAAAGCCCAATCTATCCTTGTTACCAAATCTTCAAAACTCATATTTATCTTTTCTGCATATTGAATCATATAAGACAAAAGAAAATGGAGTATATCAACCAATTCAACCTTAACATTATTAATATTTGGATTATTCTTTTTCCACCAAGCCCAATTTAAAGAATCCATCAGTTCAGCAAACTCTTGATTAATAGCTATAACCCAATCTATTAAATTCCTATTTTGCTTCCAATTAGGGTCAATAGTCTTATTAAGATTGTCTTGAAGAATAATAGCATCTTGAATGATTTTTCTTAATTCCATTTACTCCTCCTTCTCTATATACTTTTCAATAAAGTTATTTACCAAATCATCTAATTTAGAAACTAAAACATTCCTTTCTTCATCAGTCAAAGAAAGAAGTGAGACAAGGAAAGGATAATAATCAACAGGATATATTTTTGCTTTTCCAAAAACATTAGTAAGTATCTCACCAGTTTTATCTTCTCGAATAATTAGGAAAAATCCGTCATAAATAACTTCATCTCCATTTTCATTTCTCACTACCACTCCTTTTTCTTTATCCCATCTAGCCCGACGATCTCTTCTCAATTTCTTACCTTCTAATTCAAATTCACCTTCTTCCAATACTTTTCCATTTTCAATAATACCCCAACAACACCCTCTTTCAGATACTCCTATGTGAATTTCCTTCATCTTAAACCTCCTCCTCATCTACACTTTCCAAAACTTCAAACCCCATATTTCTTAATACTTCAATTTGAAATTGAGAAGCTTCTACTACAAAACCATTCTGGTGAGTTTCAAGAATTTCCCATACATTACTCCTAACCTTTCCTAAATCCATTAATGGTTTATTTGACTTAACAAATACTTTCTTTCTAAGACTCATATCGACCTCCTAGCAAATAACGGTTTAAGAATTTTTGAAACCAAACTGTGTAAATAGAACTTTTCTATAATACTCATAGCTTACCTCCTGATTTAGATTTATTAAACTAAAGTCAATCGATGGAGAAATTCAGGTTGAAAGAGAAGAATTGATAAGTAGTCTTTCTTTAAAGCTAAATCTAAGTAATAAGGAAATTTACTACTTATCGAATCTACATCATATCCTTGTGGTAATAAAATAGGATAAACTTTGCAACCTTTAACCAAGAATTTCCAAATATTTTTTTGCCATTCCTTAATAGTTAAATCAGGGTCTAGTGCTAAGTAAACTGTTTTAACTCCATTTTCTATCATAATATTGACTTGTTCTTCTGTTATTTCTTTGCCTAAAGTAGCCACGCTGTATATCCCAGTAGTCCTTTTAGCATTAATTGCATCAAATATACCTTCACAAACTATGATTTCAGAAGTTTTGAAAGTTCTTGATGGAAATAACTTGTCTCTACGATTACCTTTAGAGTTGAGGTATTTAGGTTCTTGATTGGTATAGGTTCTACCCACTATGTAAATAACTTGACCATTTTCAAAGAATGGAAATAAAACCCTACCCTTCCACTTCCTTATAGTTCTGTTATCAACTTGGTAAGACTTACCAACCCTTATCTGATATTCCTCTATTTCAGAATCACTTAGATTTCTACTCTTAAGGTAGTTGTAAGCTATTGGAGTAAAAGTTTTACTAACTGAATAGGAAATAATGTTTAAATCTAAAACTTCTTGAACTTGAGATGTTTCAGGTAAATGGAAAGGTTTGTCAAAGTAGCTTAAAGCTTCCTTAATAATTTCATCCCAATCACTTTCTAATAGATTAGGACTTTTACCTGTTAAAATTCTTACAAGTTGGTTTAAGGTTTTGAACTTGCCAGACTTACCACATCTAAAGCAATGGAACACCTTCTTCTTTAAGTGAATGTATAAGTGGTATTTAGTATCGGGAGTTTTACCTGACTTCTCACAGAAAGGACAGCAAATCTGAATTTCATTAGGATCAGAAGGTTTAATTTTGTAGTCAAAAGAAAAATTCTTAAGGTTCATCTTGATCCTCTTCTAAGAATCTTTCAAAGTAATCACAAATTCTTTTAAATTCTTTTTCAGCAGTTTCACTTATAGACTTCTTGATTTTCTCTGAAACTACTTCTTCTACCACATCTAAATCAGTAAAACTTACTATACTACCATTAGATTCTATTACCAAAGCGTTAAATTCCATTTGAATTTTAATTTCATTTTCCAAATCGTCTAATGTTGCTAAATCATCAATATAAACTACCTTAAACTCCAATATTAAAGTAATTCCTTTCTTAACTTGTTTCCAAACTTCAAATTCTAATATTACTTCTGGAGAACCAATTTGTTGGAATTGAATTGTTAACTTTCCATCATTAACAAGGTCTTTATGAACCTTATTAATCAAATAATTGATAAATTTTGTATAATAAGTTTTATTCCATTCTTTTATTACTTTCTTTCTATTAATACGCATAATAACCTCTTTAGAGTGTTTTATAAGTTTTAAGAGCATTAACTATATCATCAATTACTTGTATGCTAATTTGTTCTCTTAACTTCTTAGTAACATATTCTGTTATCTTTTTCTCTATTCCTTTCTCAAATTGTTCTGAGTTTAGAATGTGGTCAATTATTTCCTTTTGTAAAGATTCACTAAATATTTCTTTCCAAATATTTCGTATTTCTACCTGACTATTAGAATCTGGAAGATGGACAATTGAATCTTTTAGGTATTCTGCCATATTAACTTCCTTAAAATTTTCTCTATTTAAAAGAATTTCCAATATCTGAAAAATTTTACTATTAGGAGTATCTGATTCTTCTAATTTTACTTTAAACCAAGTATTACAACCCTCACACTTAAACTTGTTATATTTATGAATATACTTCATTTGATTACCACATTTAGGGCATTTCTTAAATAGGATTAGTTCTTTCTTGTAAGAACAATTATCACAAGCTATGAAAGGCATACCATCATCAGAATATTTGATAGTCAAAGGTTGATTACATTTAGGACACTTCTCAAAAATCTTTACATTCCAAGTAGTAAAAACAGGAATTAACATCAGTTACCTCCTTAAAAAGTTATAGATATTTTTAACTTTAATCTCAGCTAATTTCTGAAATAAAAGAAGAATTAATATTCCTTCAACACCGACACAACTACCTAATACAACTGAAACTATAAAAAGTGCCATAAGGAACATTAAAAATCCAATTAATTCAGCAAGACTAATGTCTTCACTATCAATTTCATCTAAACAAACTCCTATTGCACAATAAAACATCAGAAATATAAACCCAATGACAATTACTCCAACTCCTCTAAGAACCCATAGTAAAAAGTAATCATTAATCGAATACTTAAAAGGATAAGTTAATGAAATTATTACTCCAATTAAAAATCCTATAAAACTAATCATATTAAGACTTTTATGTTGCCATTCCTTCTTCATACCTATACTTTCAAAAACTTTTTCTGTATGAAAAAGAATTTTATCTAACATAGTACACCTCATTATATAAGATTATGTCTTCTTTTAAACTCATCTGGATTATCAGCATATTTATCAATCCAATTGAGAATCTTCTCGTTTTTCTTATCAAAAACTCCATCGTAAACAACTCTGTCTTTATCAGTCGTAATTAAAATCTTTTCTACCCAAACCAACTGCTTACCTTTCCTAACCAATTCTTTATATACTACACAAGGCATTATACACCTCACATCAAAGGGTATAATTTTTGATAAAAAATAGAAATTGACTTATAAGTATCATTACCTAATGGTAAAAAATTCTCATAGTAATAAACCTTCTTATCTCTATACAAAAAAGGATAATCATCTTTCCTTACTTCGTCTAACCATTTCTCCAAACTTTCCTGACTATCAAATACAATAGTCGGAAACAAAAATATATCTTTATTCCAAACTGAATAAATTACTAAAGGATCATTTCTATTCTGCTGTAATTTCATTCTGGAATCAAGTTGACCTACCCAGAATAGACCTACTTGTGTAGGAAATTCGGATATTTTACTTAAAGTTTTCAAGTTATAATCTTTATAATGTAAGATAGTACTTACCTTTTCTTTAATAACTTCTTTGATGTATTTAACATATCTTGGTAATTCCTCAACTTCTAAAGTCTTAAGTTTTTCTACTACATCTTTAGGAATTAAATCAAGAATACTGAACATTAACTACCCTCCTTTCCATAGACTTCTATTACCTTCTTCTTAAACTCAATTGAATTATCTATCTCTTCAATAGCTTGTTCTTGGTAAAGCTTTTTCCTTTTCTTATACTGGGCATAAAGGTAAACATGGCCAATATCTTTAAAATCAAGCAAGAAACTAACCCCAGTAGAACCTTTCCTAGCTCCTCTACCTATTCTTTGTTTTAGTTTAATAGAAGACTTACCTGCTCCAGCCATTATAACTGCTCCAACTTCAGGCAAGTCAACTCCTTCATCCATAACTTGAGAAGCTATAATTGTAAGGATTTCTCCATTTTCTACTTTCCTTTTAAGTTCTGAGTAATCTATTTCTCCTATGTTAACTAACCCTCCATGTTCACAGATATAACACTCTCCTCCTCCAAATATACAAACTGACTTGTCATCGTTAAGCCTGTTAAGTAACTTTTTACCATGAGCTAACCTTTGAACTAATACTAAAGTTGGAACTTTCCACTCTTGAAAGAACCTAATCCACTCAATAATTTTCTCATTACGCTCTTTGTTTTCTACCACATATTTTTCATAAACAGAATTCCAATTGGTAGGAAATTGGTTAAACTGACCAGAAAGTTTTTCAAAATAAACATACATTCGTGATATTAACCCAGCCTTAACAAGATAAGGAAAAGTTACTCTATAAATTATTCCTCCTGAAATAGCCTGAATGATAGCATCGCCAAAGTTAGTTTCAACTGATTCTTTAAAAGGTGAACCTGTATAACCCAAAATATACTCAGCATGCATTGAGTTTAAAACAAGTTTCTTGTAAGAATCAGAACGTCCTCTGTGAAATTCATCCAAAATTAACCCATATAAATCTTTATGCCAATTAAAGAAATTCAAATCCTCTCTTTTAAAGGCAAGGTTAATAGAATTTATTACTCCTATTGTTATTTGTTTTAATTCTTTTCGTTTACCATAAAATAATCCAATCTGATCCTCATTAAAACCTACTTTCAAAAAGTTCTTATAAGTTTGTTCAAGTAGAAACTCAGAAGGAACAACTACCAAAAATTTAGCATCAGATTTTTCATTTTCCAAAATCCATTTAATAGTAGCTATGAATGTAAAAGTTTTTCCTGAAGAAGTTGCCATTTCTAAAACACCAACTTTATAAAGAAGAGCTTTCCTAATTCCTATTACTTGATGAGGAAATAAAGTAATTCCCGGAAGAATATTAGGGTTTATTTCTTTAACTAACTTGGGTTGAACTTTACCCAATCTAAGCAAGATTGGGTAGTAATCAGTCTCTAAAACTAACTCGTGTTTAACCCAATCTTTTAAGTAAAAGTAAATTCCCCAATAAGTTTCCAATAACCTATTTTTCTCTAATTCTCTAAATAGATAGTAAGAATATCCTGTATTCTTATCCCTCCAAGTTAAAATAGATTTAGCTCTCCTTATCTCCCAAGGAGAACCTTCAATATAACATATTTTATCTTTAAGAGTTACTCTCATTTTAAACCTCTTTATTCATCACCAAATTATCTCTTTAAGAATTTCCTTAGCTTCAGTTTCTTCACCTTCTTTATACCTATGAAGTGCTAGAATTACCTTTTCAAATCTTTCTCTCAACTCCTCAAGCCATTGTACTTCTATCTCAAGTGCAGGTTTACTTGCTTGATAAGCTATTGAAGAAGCTATTTCTTCAAGATGTCCTTTCAAACTCTCTTCTAACTTTCTCCTCATATTATACCTCCACCTAATTAAATTCAGTTTCTTTCTATGTATTATCCTTCACATTTTTAAATACCTCGTATAACTTTTCTTCCTCTTCATTTAGTTGGGTAATAGGCTTACCATACCACTTAGTTTCTATTTCTATTAGCCAATCATAAAACTTGATTTTCATAAACATAGAAAGCTCAGCATAGTATTTATAGATGAGGTACTTAATAAATTCCTCTAGCTCAGGATTTTCCTCTACCTTCTGTTTTAAGAGCTTTTCATTCTGAAACTTAATAGAACTTCCATCAGGTAGTTCTAATGTAAACCAAGCTCCACTCTTCTTAACTTCAGGTAATTGCTTAAGAAAATCTGTTATGGTAACCCACTTATCTATTCCTTTTTCTCCAAATATAACTAACGTAGTTGATAGTCCTGGAAGTCCTAGTTTGTTCTTTTTAAGAGTAAGCTTGGACTTAATCCCAATAGGAATTTCTACATTGTTAACTACCTTCTTAATCTGAGCTTTCTGTTCTATTAAAATTCTGGTAGAAGCGTGGAACTTAATACCTCTACCTCCGGGACTTTCCACCTCATTGGTATAACTACCTATAACATCATACACTTGATTAACAAAGAGTAATACTGAATCAGTCTTACCTAACGGAATAGTAATTCTTCTTAAAAAACTTCTTATTGTTTTCGCTTTTTCAGATATTCCTCCTCCAAACTGACCGTCTTCTTTCTCCTTCTTTGTTGAACAAGAAGCAATAGTGTCCCACACTATAAACACTTTCCTACCTACTTGTTCAGCCTTCTTTAGAACCTTCTCTATTAGCTCAAACCCATCTTCAACTATCTCCACTTCTTGAACTAATACTTTAGACAAATCTATTCCAAATGCAACAGCCCTTTGAACATCAAAAGCACTCTCACTCTCTATCCAAAGTACATTACCTTCATCTTTCCAAAAGTCTAAATATGCTTTAGCTAAGTGAAGTGCTAAGGTAGATTTACCAGAACTTTCCTTACCAAATACTTCATAAATCTTACCTGAATGAATCCCTCCTGATAACAAAGCATCAAGAGGATATATACCAGTTTCATAAGTAAGGGTAGAAGTACTTGCCAATTCTTTAACCTTATCCAAAGCAGAATTGGTTTCAAAAATATCAACATCCTTTTTAGCCATATCTAACCTCTCTTAATTCAATTTAGCATTAACAATTTGGTTTACTATCATTTCAAACTTTTTCTGATCATTACTTACTATTGCATTAATAATATCCTCAATAATAGCTTCAAAAGTTTTTAAATCGATTACCAACCTTTCATTATCAAGTAAAAGAGGTTGCTCAACAGAAGCAACCTCTACAATAGCCATAATCTTATTATCGGTTAATAATTGAGAATACTTGTTTTGTAGGTATTCTTTTTCATCTTCTGGTAGGTTAGGATTAACATAAACTATTTTAAACATTTTATCCTCCTTTTTGACTTGCTTGTCTACATTCTATTTCATGAATACAGATCATACATCTTGTATCATCTTCATTAAACTGTCCAAAACATTCTGGTGCTCCTGGAGGCTTTTGAACAGAAGATTGGTTAGATTTAACCTGAGATTCAACTGGTTGAGAAGTTGGAGTAGGCTTACTTACATAAGTAGTTTCAGGTTTGATTTGCTTGGGAGACTCTATAATAGAAGTTCCTGTATCAAGTAATCCAGCTTTTTCCTTAACAACTATTTCAATTTTTTCAGCTATTTTATTAGCTGTTATAAGATATTCATCATCAGGATGTCTCCAAATCTTAGTAAGATCAAAACATTGCTCTGCTATCTGGTTAATTTCATCATCAGTAGATGCTATTGGAGATGGTTTAGGGATAATATCAAACCTAAGTTGATTATTTTCTTGTCTCGTAACTTTGACCCAAAATCCGGTATAAGGATCAGTAATATCTCCTACCTCATCATCTCCAATAGTTTGCAAGAACCAAACAATTCCTGATTTAGGCATTCCAAGAATATAAGGAAGTCCTGAAATGTAATTAGGGTCATCTTTAATTAAAATATTAAAGAACCCCCTCATTGAAGCAAACCATTGACTAACAAGTTCGTCTCCAAACTTCCTTTTCAGTTCTTCAATCTTTTTACAAATCGGACATTCAAGACCCCAAGTTTTAAGACAAGTAAAATTGAGTGTCCCTTCTTCAGGACTTGGAACTTGATAGTGTTTATAAAGTTTGAAAAAAGGTAGATTCATTTCTCCAACAGGAGGGAGAAATCTAATTTTAAGTGTTTCTCCTTTTTCAGGAAGAGAAGCCCATCTGTAGTCAGATTGAGGTTGTTTCTGGTTTTGGAATTGCTCTTGAAGTTTCTTGATTTCATTCAAATCAAGTTTTTTAAATCCTGCCATAACTCTATCCTCCTTTATAAAAGTTTTAAAATCCATTTAGAATATTATTTTTCAACCATTCTCTTGCTTCCTTTTCACTATCAAAAGACTTTCCTTTAATAAAATCTTCATCTCCAAAAGAGAAAACCCATCTATATTTTTCTTTTTCCAACACCAAAAATATATCCGTAACAAGGTTAAGATTAACAAATAGATTTTCACTAACCTCTACCCACTTCACAATTTCACCTCAATAAAGTTTTATTTCCGGTGCATAACGATTAAGAATAGAAACAAACTCTTCTATAGTCTTTACTTGGCTAATTTCAGCCAACATAGCAATAATTTTATTTTCTTCTCCTTTCTTCATAAGAAGAAATTTAGCAATTTTCAAAATTTTATTCGGGTCTGAATACTTCTTTTTTGTATTTAACCATACTTCCATTCTTACCTCCATTTCAGCATTTAACAAACTAAAGTCATCAACACAAGAAATTCAGGTTATATTAGTCTTGTAATATCGTCTACGGTAGTGTAATAATTGAAAACAGCAATAGCTAACTTTTTCTTATTGTCTTTGTGCTTTTCAAGGATTTCATCATAATACTTCCAAATTAAACTACCCCCATTGAAATAGGGGGATTTCGTAGTCTCCACTACCCTTCGTGGGGTTACTTGGGGGACTACAAGCTGGTTTATCAGCTTCTCCCGTCGCAACGGGTATCCAGCTGTTAACTCTCCCTCTGACCCACTTGAAGTGGTAGAGGGAAACAGTTTCAAGGGAGAGATTTTCTTTCCCTCCCTTCAATATGTTAACAGCTCCGTTTAAATCTGCGTTTACCTCCCCACAATTAGGACAGATTACATAATGTTGATGCGGTCTCCTAACAGAACTACCACACTTAAAGCACTTTGAGCTTGTATAGTATTCTGGAATCGGTTCAAACCCGATTCCAGCTGAGGTTAACTTTTCTTTGAGTCTCTTTACTACGTAATCTCTTATCCAAAAATTGTGTAGGAGAACGTTTAGTTTCCCAAAATCCTTACCTTCCCTGATTCCCGTTAAGTTTCCTACATAAACTTTCTTAACTCCTCTTGAAGTGCAGATTTCTACTACATAGTTGAGCATTGCGTTAATGGACTGTTTTAATCTCCTGTCTCTTTTGACATATAGCTTTTGGAGTCTCTTTGAAGTGTAAGTTCCACTTTTGTTAAGAACAGACTGACACTCAGCTATTCTCCTGTTCCACCTCTTGTAGTCCTTGATTAGTTCTCTGCTTTTAAACTGGAAAACTTCTATTCCGTTATCGGTTTCTACCGCAAGAGTTAGGAAGTTGCGAATTCCAAGGTCTATCCCTGCTAACTTTTCTCCTCTCGGTTTCTTTTCTGGTTCTTCCAGATTAACGGTTACATAGCACCACCACTCTCCGGCTTTACAGAATACTTCGGCTCTACCAAAACTTTTAATGTTCTCATAAGGAATAGAATATTTTGCTTTGACCTTCAGTCTTTTACTGCTTATATCTTTCGGAACTGTTAGTTCAAAGGAAAACTTCCCTAAGCGGTAGCTTCTGCTACACTTAACATAGATATTCATTGGAATAGTTTGGTTTTTCTTTCGGTTCTTCTTGTATTTCGGTGGAGAAACTTTCTTTATGTGGGAGGGTAGTTTCCCTTCTAATTTTTTGAGCTTCAAAAATGACTTCCAGTCTTCTGAGAGCTTTTTCAGAACTTCTTGTGCTATGTCTGAGGGAAGAGACTTATACTCTGGTAGGTCTTTTGCTAAACTGTAGATAGCTCCGTTGCTGACTCTAACTTTCCCAAAAGAGAAATACTGTTGTCTCAAAATGTAGTTAACACGATTGTAAAGGTAGCTACATCTTAATTGAAGTCTTCTTAACTTCTGTCTTTCTTCTCCAGTAGGATAGAGTCTAACCTTGATTATTCGTTTCATAGTTCTGAATTTAATTCCAACAGCTTGTATTTCAAGTCTTTGCGGTCTCCTCCCCTCTTTGAAAAGAGGGGCTTCCGACCGCTAAAGGAGTTCTGTGAAAATAACATAGTATAAATTGTTTCTCTAATTTGTCTTCTCCAACCCATAATACACCTCCTCTTCAAAGTTTAAGCAACCATTTTAGTAATTACATAAGATTTAGCACTTATTAACTTTCCTTTATCTTCCCACCATAACCAGTCATAACTTCGCAATTTCTTTCCAAATAACTTTTCCCATTCATCTACTACATCAGCAACAGCTTTAGTAACCCAATACCACATATTTTTAACCCATTGATGTTCAAGTTCATTTTCTACCCATTCAGCGTACCAAGTAACTTTTATCTCTTCAAAAAAGGTATTCAACGCTTTTCTAATATTAGGGGGTAATCCTTTAAAAGAAGTTTCCTTTAATTCTTCTTCACTTATACCTTCATACCAAACTACCAATCCTCCTCTTTTCCGTTTAAATACAAATCCTAATCTTTCTAATTCCATTCTTATAGCTTTCCAAACTTTTGACTTTGAGACTATTTCTTTAGGAATATACTTTGTAACTCTTACAGGTTTTCCTTTCTTTTTTGTAAGTGCTTTTATTAACATAACTGTATAATTAGAAACTTCTTCAAAATGAGTATAAAGGTATTTATTGTGAATTTGATATTTTTTAATCAATTCTCTGATTTTTGTTCTATCAAAATCAGGTTTAAAATTCCTAATTATAAAATAAAGAATCTTAATTAACCAAGAAATGTGAAGGCAAGGTCTACCATCACTTGTATAAGAGACTATATACCTAAATTCTTTAGGTAAATGTCTTAATGCATTTTCAGATTGGAAGTAGAAAAACTCAGGATTATTATCATACAGGAAAATATCCATCGGAGTTTTTTCGTTAGGAGATAAAGAAATTTGATAGTATTTTCCAATAACATTTCCGTCTTTATCATATTGCTTATACTCCTTAAAAGGAAAACCTACCATATCAGAAAGTTCTCTTATTAATCCAATAATACCTTCTCCATAGTATTTAACTTCTTTTTTAAGGAAACTATTAAGTTTTCCTTTTACAGTAGCACAAGCCAAACTTCTCAAGTTCTCTCTCAAAGCAGTTTCAGATTTGCTCTGAGATTTACATATTTGGCCATTATTGAATTTTCTCCTACCTTCAAAGGGTTTGGTATTTGATTCATCTTTTAAAGCCTCAGAATCGCCAATTTTTTCACTTTCTTTAACTTGAATTGAAAAAAGTTTCTTAGATGTAAGTTTTCCGTGTTTCTCTTCAAAGTACTTTAGAAGTTTCTCTCCACTCACATAAGTTCGTATGTAAAGAAAACCTGAATTCTTAACATAATTCTTCCTACCTTCTCTTGTAAGTTGATGTTCTTTTAATCTATCGTGAAGTTCTTTTACAGGTTCTCTTTCTGTCAAGGTTTCATTAGTAAAAAGAACACTAGCAAGTGCAACATAAGAAACTTCTTCAATAGGATACGGTGAAGAGAATATCAATCTTGCAGGTTCGTAAATAGAAATGTCAGCAAGCCCTTTTAGTTCAATTTGCATATAATTAAGAATTCTATCAAGTTCGATCTTATCTTTAACCTTAAGTGGAATAAAAATATGAACCCCTTTTCCTGATTTTGAAGTTTGTTTCAAGTAGTAAGTAACTTTTCCAAAAAAAGTTTCTCTTACTGAAGAGAAGAATTCTATAATTTGATCCTCATTATCTATATCAATGCATAGCATTGTAATTGTATTTTCTGGCCTATAAGCATTTTCCTTATTTCTCTTATTATTTTCAAAAACATAAGGAGTATAGAACTTGCCTTTAGCCCTCATAAGTTTCATAAAGTCATCTATTGAGATTTCCTTTGTAAAGGATTTTCCCATATTCACAGTTGAACCAATACCAATTATAATTTTCTTGTCTTCCTTCATTATCTCGTTAATATTAAACCAACCTGGTGGTAAATCTACAATATCAGGAGAAGCTGGAAGATGAATTCCATATTGAAAAGAAGTTTTACCCCATTCAAAATGGATTGGTCTTGTATACCTCAAACCATTTTCCGTCTCAAATTCACAAACTTCTACTCCAGAATCATCGTTTTCTATATCTTTTGTGAGAATAGCATTATCAACATACCACTTTAGAGCTTGTTTATCGTGTCCTAACCAGTATTCATAATACTTTTCAGCATCTTCATAAGACTTAAAAGTAAGGAAAGTTTGATTAGTCTTTTTATCTTTGAACCGAGTAAGAATTATTCCTGATATACTATCTTTCTCTTCTCCAACCTTTTCATATCTTGATACTTTGTATATTCTCTTGACTTTGTATGTAAGCATTTATTACACCTCCTAATCTAATACTTATTAAAGTAAAGTCAGTAAGATTAGAAATTCAGGTTAGTAACTTACTCTTTCTCTTTTCATAAGAACTAAAGTCAATTGGGTTAGAAATTCAGGTTAAGGTAGTAAACTATTTTTACTCATAGATTTCTCTAACATTTCATAAACTTCTAATAATCATTGTAATACTTATAAAACCTACTGAAAATAGGGGGTCTATTTATTAACCAATTTATATTCTAAATCTAACTTTAGATAACTCATATTTACTAATCTTTATAAAACTCTAATAAGTATTGTAAATCAAGTAAAACCTACTGAAAATAGAGAGAAATATTACTTATACTATAACATCTTAAGTACTTCATTAGTAAGTTTAATTAGTTCTTCTAATCCTTTTACTTCTTGTTTAGAAAGGGATTTATATAGTTCTAAAGCAGTCTTAGAGTTCTTTCTAAGTTTATCTTCTATTTCAGCCATTCTTTGAGATATTAAGGAATCTTGAGCTTCAATCATTTTGGTTATTTTAGATAATGCTATTATCAAGTTTTTCTTTTCATAGTTAGTAAGTTTGATTTGATTAAGAATGGAGAGAACGAGTTTTAAATCTTGTCTCTTGATATTGTATTTCTGGGAAAGTTCTTTAAGAGATTTTCCTTTAATGTTATGTTCATAAAAGAGAATTATGAGAGGGATGATTTTTTGAAGTTCTGAATAAGATGGAATTCTTACTGTTTGTCCTCCAAGTGTAGCTATTACTCTTGCCATTTCGTCTAAGTCTAATACAAGGAAAAGTGGGGAAACCATAATCCCTGCTAATACTCTTACAAGAGATTCTGAACTTGGCTTATTCATACTTACTTCCCTCCTGTTAGATATGTAATGAATGAGTTTTAGAATAGTTCTTACAATTTCAAGTTTTCTATGAGAAATATCACAAGATACTCTTGTGTAGATTGTTATATCAAATTCAGTTGATAGTTCTGTAAGGATTTGGATTTCTGCTTTAGTTAAGTGTGGGAATAGTATTTTTAACATTTCTTTTGGTTCTATGTATAAATCGTCCAAGTTGTTATCCTGATCTTCGTAATAAATTTCTACTTTCAATGTATCATCATAACTAACATCTCTTGGATGAGAATATTTCTTTAGTAAGGAGAGTAAATACTTTTTTAAGTAAGCTGACCAGAAATCTACCTTTAATCCTTTTTTAACTTCTATGAATACATCTAAAGCAAGTTGAGGAGAGATTTCATCAAAGTTTAACCCTTTAACAAAAGGGTATTGACTAAAGTGAGTTCCTAATAAATCCCTTATCAACTTGGTAAGAGTATCTAAGAAAGTTAAAACATTATCTTCATTATCTAACTTATCCTGTAACTCAGATAATATTCTGTTGTATTCATTGAACTCTACCATCCTATCCTCCTGAGTTTCATAAACTTCTAATAAACATTGTAAATCAATAAAAACCTACTGAAAATGGAGAAAGAATTATTCTTGATTATTATCAATAGTAACACTAAACATATATCCATTATCAGTATGAGATACTTTCTTAATCTTAACTAATCCTAATCTAATTTCTTCATCGATATTTAACATTGTTATAAGACTGATAATTTGAGCTAAGTAATGTTTATTCATAGGATTGGTAGTAGATAACCATTCTTGCATAGATTGATAGGTTTTCTTAGCCATACTATCCTCCTTGGAGTTGTAATTTGGTGTCAAATAATTAAAGTTGATTAATAGAGAAATTCAGGCTGGTAGTAACCTGAATTTCTTGGGTTGATGACTTTAGTTTAGTAAGAAGAAGTTTAGACAGGTAACCTGAATTTCTAAGTAAGTTTACTTTAGTTTAAAAAAATGTTAAAAAGGAGGTGTAAGATGACTAGAAAAGTTGATGAACTCAGAAAAGTACTTGAGAGAATTGATGAAAGTCTTGAGTCAAAGGTAAGGGAGTTTAAGACATTACTTGAAAAGTATAACGGGCTTTATGAAGAGAATGTGTATGGGGAAGAACTCTATTCAATAGAGTATAGTAAACACTCTGACTATGCAAAAATAGAAGGGAAGGTGTTTCACCAGACTTGGGAGGGAGACTATGATTTTAAGAAAGGTGAGTTTCGTTTATGGAAAATCTGGTTAAATGGTCAAGACCTTTATGAAGGAAAAGAAGCAATTGAGAAAGGTATTGAGTTAATAAAGTTTTGGGAAGATATTTACAATATTGGGAAAAAGAGAAAATAAAAGAATGGAGTGTTAGTATTTCTCTTGTAAAGTTTCCTTTGTTAGAAGTTCACTCTTAAGGACAAATTAGTTTATAAGATAAATAAAGACATTAACAGAATGAGAGGTGCGAGATGAAAGAGATAGTCACTCCATTTTGGAGATCTTGTCCTGATTGTTATGGGTATGGTGGTTATGAAGATGTTATGATTGATTATATATCAGCAATAGATAAACTAAGAGAGTATCCAGAATTTGTTGAATGTGAAAGATGTAAAGGCGATGGAGTAATAAAAGTAAGAGCAAAGGTGAAATATAAATCTTTTCAAGTTCCAAAAATTAGAGATTCTAATTTCGTTTACAAAGCTATTCCTACTGCTTTATCTGAAATTGAATTTGAAACTACAATTTAAGGAGGTAAGGGATGAGAAAATTATTTGGATTTGGAGTTTTAGCAGAAGAGTATAATGATAAGGTTTATCTTTATGCTAATGATTATCCTTTTATTCAAGATTATGATGAAGAAGTTAAAGTTTCCTATAACTTATCGGAAATAGGATGGATAAATAAAGATACAAAACACGCATTTTTATATCGAGAGTGTTTTTATATTATCCCCATACTGTTAGAGTATGGGGTAAGTTTAGTTGAGTTCAAAATAAAGTTTGATGTTGAGAAATGGAGGAAGTTGGGGTTTAAACCTTTTGTTTATTCTACTCTTATTAGAAAAGAACAAGAGTATGAAATAAAAATTGAAGCTCATACGGATGATATACTTGATATTGTTAAATTTATTGCTAAGTATGTTTATGGAGAAATCCTTAAACCGAATTCATTATCAGCTTATCCAGAAGACGGAGAATATTCTTTTATAGCCAAATTTGAAACTATAAGGGAGGTACAAAATGGCTAAAGCAGAAATCTTTGTTAAGGTTATGTATGATGTAGGAAGTATTGAAGTTAAGTTGGAGTCTTGGAAAGACTATATAGGATTAATCAATGGATTTTTCAATTCAAATAATTACTTTCTTTTTGAAACAGAAGGAGAAAGGAATTTTGTTTCACTTAAAGGAGTGAAAGCTATTTTTGTAACTTCAACTTCTTCAGTTGAATTTAAAGAAAATCTTACAGTTGTTTTTGAGACAGGAGAAATTGAGCAAATACCTATTCAAGGTAGGCAATATATGAACAAGTTTTGGGAAAGGTTTAATAAACTTCAATCTTCAATCCTTGATTTCGATCAAGCCCATTCTGTTCCAGCTATTATTGATTTGAATTCAGTATTTCATATTGTTGAAGGAGAACTGGAGAATGAATTTGATTTTGAAGAAATAAATCTTTAACTGGAGGTTAATAATATGAAATTAAAGTATATAAAGAAAATAGCAAAAAGAGAGATTTATAATTATTCTCCTGTAAAAGGGTTTGTAGAGTTATGGGATTTTTCTTTATCTAATCTTAATCAAGAATCAAGAGAAGAAGCTGTATCAGTAGTAGCATCAATCAGCTATGGTAATGAAATGGCTAAAAATCCTAAAAAACTTTGGAACTTTCTTATTAAGAGAGGACACAAAAGTCCATTTGAATTTATTAGATTTCCTGAAGATGATTTAAATGGATTTGAAGATTATAGTATAAGTGAGAGTTTGAGGAATAGTGATTTTATTACATATGAAGAATTTTTGAAAGGTAATTCTTTGATAAGTTTAGATGATTTAGTCAAAATACATAAACAAACGATAGCTGTTTTTAAAATTAAAGTTCCTCTTTTTGTAAGAAGTCAATACCATCGCCATAGATGTTGTTCATATTTAGAACTTTCTCGTAGGTATGTAAAGCCTGATAAAGTAGAATTTGAGTTTTGGGGTATAATGGACTTACCTTCTCAATTGAACTATGAGATAGATGTTTTAATAGAAAAAGCTGAAAAGGTATATAAAGGATTGGTTAAATTAGGATATAAACCAGAAGTAGCTCGTTCTGTATTACCTCAATCTCTTTATACTATATTTTGGGTAATGAAAGATTACAAATGTGCAAGGAATTTTTATGTAGAAAGATACTCAAAACAAGCTCAAGAACAAATAAGAGAAGTAGCTAAAGCAAAACTTGAACTTTTATATAAATATCAACCTGAATTTTTAGGTCAATATGTTGAAGTTGTAGGAGATGATAAGTTAGGTTTATATGATAAAGGAGGATTTACTATTAAAATTTTAGATATTCAAGATAAATATAAGCAAATGCAAAGTAATGGTTGGAATAAAGATGCTAAGTATGTTTATGTAGAGTATGGAGATAAAGATTATTATGCAAGATTTAATTTGGAAGTAGGGTTGTTTGATGAGAAAATTCTTAAAGAGGAGGTAAAGTAACGGAACTTACACAATTTTTAACAGGAGAAATACAAGATATACAAATTTCTTTTGAAGAAAGATTTGAAAAATTTAAAGCATCTATTCTCTTTGAAAATGGAGATTTGGAGTTAGTTTTGACACCTTCTGATTTTATTATTTTTATGGATAGAATTATGACTATTTCTGATTATGTAGAACTTATATCTCATTTAGAAGATGATGTTTTGAATTTTTATCGTATATATGGGACAATAAAATCAGCAATTGATTATTTAGTTTCTCCTACTGAAGTAAGAACGAGAATAGTTAATGATAGATTAGTGAGGGTTTTAGGAAAATTAATTCAAGTTTTTGTTTCTAATAGATTTGGCGAACATTCTTCCATTATATGGGATTTAATTAGGAAAGGAGATATAGTTATTTTTAGAATTGAACCTATCGAAGTTTAAGGAGGTTAATAAATGGTAGGGATTGAAGTTGTAAAAAGAGACGGTCGTAAAGAACCTTTCAGTATGGATAAGATTATTAAGATGTATAACTTTTGTAGGCAAGGTTTAAACATAGACAATGAACAATTTTGGAAAGAATTTCGTTTTACTCTTAAGTCTGGTATTACTACTAAAGAAATTCAACAAAATTTAATAGCTACTGCTAACAAACTTTCAGTATCAGATAAAGAGAGAATTAAAGATTACTCTATTCTTGCTGGTAGATTTTATTTACTTGATTGGATAAAAGATATAAGGCTACATAGAGAAAAAGAGTATGAAACTCTTACTGATGATTATGGGTTTTTTAAGAATGCTAATGATTGGATTAATCACTTGAAGAAGTATGTAGAGTTAGGTGTTTATGATGAAAGAATACTCAAAATTTCTAATGACATTCTTAGAAAACTCTATGTGTATGCTAAAAAGGTTCAGTTAGATTATGATTATAACTTCCCTTACTTTATGTGGAATGATTTTTACTACCAGGTAGTAAAATTTTCAAAATCATATATTTTGACTTATAACAATAAACCAATAGAAACTTTTGCTGAAGCACTCCTTTTAATTTCTATTCTTGGATTTCTTCCAGACTATAAGCAAAATAAAGAATTATTTATAAACAATGTTAAACTATTTTATAGACTATTACTTGATAGAACGATAATTCCAGCTACTCCTCAACTTTCTAACCTTAGAAGAGCTAAAGGTAATTTATCATCTTGTAATATTCTTGATATTCATGATAATCTTGAAAGTATTATGTATTCTTTTTGGCAAGTTGCAGAAATTAGTAAAAGAGGAGGAGGATTAGGTATTTATCTTGGAGAGATAAGACCTAATGGAAGTTATATACAAGGGAATAAAGGTAAATCAGTATCAGTATTAAAGTGGTGCAAAATACTTGATGATATGTTAGATACAATAGATCAGCTTGGAAAACGTAGAGGAGCTGGTACAGTAGCTCTTCCTATATGGCATATGGATGTATTGGACTTTATGGCTATGCGTAATCCTATTGGTGAAATCAGAATGAAAATGTTTTCCCTTTATCCTCAAGTAATAATACCAGACTTGTTTATGGAGAGGGTTAAAGAGAATAGGGATTGGACATTAATAGACCATTATGAATTGAAAATAAAATATGATATTGATTTAGTAAATTGTTGGGGTAAGGAATTTGAGGAGAATTACATAAAAGCAGAAGAGTTAGTTGAACAAGGTAAAGTAAGAGGTAAAGTTTATAAGGCAAGAGAAATTTATAGACAATTAATTAAAAATATTCTTGCATCTGGAATGCCGTATCTATTTTTTGTAGATACAGTAAATCAATACTCTCCCTTTAAGGAACAAATTAAATGTGGAAATCTTTGCGTGGAATCCTATTCCCCATTTTCTAATACAAATCCTGAAGGGAAAAAACCTGATAATAAGATAGATAACATAGGTTATGTTCATTCTTGCAATTTACTTTCCCTTAATCTACCTGTACTATATGAACGAGGAATTTTGTTTAATAACAACAAGTTAAAACAGGTAATGTCTTTAGTTGTTAGGTATATGGATAACATATTAGATATAGCAGGTCATCCTATAAATGAAATTAAAAGACATAACCAAGATTACAGAACTTTAGGAATAGGTTTTGTAGGACTAGCAGATTTACTCGTTAGGAAGTCAATAGACGACAATAAGCTGTATGCCTACAGGATAACTAATAGAAATATAAATAGAGATGAGTTGTTTAACTTGCTTAAGCAGATATTCGGTAGGATAGCATTCTATTCTATTAGAACTAGTGTAGATTTGGCTAAAGAGAGAGGTAAAGCAAATAAGTGTAATGAAACTAAATGGAGTGAGGTATTTTTAGGCCAAATCCTATTTGGAGAAGATTTTGAAGTATCTTCTGCTGTTGAATTTGATGTAGATAGAGGTGAAGTTGATGAACTGGTAAAAGATATTCAAAAATATGGGATTAGGAATACAATGCTGTTAAATGCTCCTCCCAATACATCAACATCTATCTATGCAGGAACTACTGCAAGTATTTTCCCTCCATTCAACCTTATCCAGACTGAAAAGCAATCTACTGGAGTTTATGTAGTATTTCCAAGATATATTACAGAAGGTTGGTTTTACTATGATGAGTATTCAAAATTTACTGAACAAGATTTGTATGATGTAATTGAGATAGTTTCATTTATCCAAAAATATATAGATTCAGGAATTTCCTTTGATTATCCAATCAACATAAGAGATGGTTTCATTCCAAAAGAAGAAGTGGGTAGGATATTAGGTCAGTTTATCTATAAAGCTTGGAAAAATGGAATAAAAGCTCTTTACTACGCTAGAATAGTAGCTAAAGCAGAAGGAGAACAAACTAAAGAAGAGTGTGTAAGTTGTGCAAATTGAGATAAAGGAGGCGAGATATGAATCCAAATCAATACATAAAAACCGGTAGTGATGAGAGTTATACTTATCCTAATTTGGTTAAGATAATTATACCTTATATAGAGAAATTTAAACAAAAAATAGGTAAGGACAATATAACAATTTGGTGTCCTTTTGATTTAGAAAGGGATATTGTAGTTAACGGTATTAGATATTATCAATCAAACTATGTTAAAATTTTTAAAGAACAAGGTTATAATGTAATAGCAAGTCACATTTTAACAGGACAAGACTTCTTTGAATATGAACCTGATGAAGAATGGGATGTTATTATTTCAAACCCACCTTTTAAGAATAAAGCTCTCTTTTTTAAAAGAGCTTTGAGTTTTAATAAACCGTTTGCTTTAGTTTCAACTGCAAGTTGGTTTAATGACGGTGGTATTAATAATGTTTTTAAAGATTATCAAGATAATTTTGCTATTATAGTGCCTAATAGAAGAGCAAAATTTTTTAATAATAAAGGAGAAGTTATAGGGAAACAACCAAGTTTTAAAGCTATTTATTATTGTTATAAGTTTGTTGATAAAGGAATTTATTTTGTAGAACTGGAGAAGGAGGTTATGTAATGTCTTGGAAAGACATATTTCCTCAAGAGAATAGATATTTTGAAACTGAGAATGGTATTCTCTATTGTGAAGACTGTTTAGAAGGTATGTCTAAGTTCCCAGAAAAAATATTTGATGCTATAATAACAGACCCGCCTTATGGAATTACTGTATGTAAATGGGATGTAGTTATTCCTTTTGAAGATATGTGGAGAGAATTAAAAAGAATAAGGAAAGAAAGAACTCCAATTGTTTTATTTGGTAGTGAACCTTTTAGTAGTTTGTTAAGGGTAAGTAATCTAAAAGAGTTTAGATATGATTGGATATGGGAAAAAGAACAAGGTGCTAATTTTATGAATGTGAAACATCAACCATATAAAGTTCATGAAATTATAAGTGTTTTTGGAAAAAAATCTCCTAATTATTTCCCTATAATGGGAAAAGGTAAACCTTATATATCAGGTAAAGGAACTTCAGGAGAAATTACTGGTAATGTAGTAAAAATACAAACAAAAAACAAAGGCACAAGGTATCCAAGAAGCGTAATAAAGTTTAACACAGATAAAAGGGAGTCTGTTCATCCAACACAAAAACCATTAGCATTACTAGAGTATTTAATTAAAACTTATACGAATAAAGGAGATTTGGTTTTAGACTTTACTTGTGGGAGTGGAACTACATTAGTAGCTTGTGAAAAGTTAAATAGAAGATGGATAGGAATAGAAATTAATGAAAAATATTGTGAGATAGCTAAAAGAAGAATAGAGGAGGTTAGGAAAGATGGTGAGTAGGTTTCCACAGGTATTTAATCCAAATGGAAATGATAACTTTAGTGAATTAATTTGGACTAATGAAGTAATAGAAAAATCTACAGGGTTAGCTAACCTTAATCTCAATAAACACTCTTATGCAATAGAATGGATTAAACAAGCTATGTCTATCCTCTGGAGACCAGAGGAAATATCTATGTCTGATGATAAAAAACAGTTTGATGATTTACCTAAAGGTATAAAAGATACTTTTGAGTATGTTATATCTTTTCTAATTCTCTTAGACTCAATAGTTCCCAACAACACTTCAACATTGTTAAGAGTAATGGCTGATGAGGAAATAAAAACAGCTCTCTATTGGCATACAGCTATTGAGTCCCTCCACAGAGAATCTTACCAGTATATACTTAAATCAGTATTCGGAGAAGATGATAAAAAAATTAACGAAGTTTATTACAAGTTTAAGCATTTTGAACCTCTTCTTAAAAGGAATTATGCTATAACCAGAGATTTTCAAACCCTTAATGATTTGGTTAACAAAGGAATAGTAGATGAGAATAATCTAAATCAACTTTCTTACAGACAAGAAACATTCCAAAGAGCTATTTTTAGAGCTATGGTAAATGATTTAGCTATCGAGGGAATAGTGTTCTTTACAGGGTTTAACACTTTTCATATATTTGCTTACAAGTTAGGTATTCTTCAAGGTTCTAACCAACAAATAACCCAAATTAGAAAGGATGAAACTCTCCATATTCCTTTATTTACTTACATTCTAAAAGAGTGGAGAGATAGAGGGTATTATTATAATGAAGAAGAAATTAAAGAAATATTTGGTAGAAGTGCAGAAGCAGATATTGAATTTTACACTAACTCAATAGCAGGAGAAGTTCCATTAATGACTGAACAAAACATTAAAGATTATATTCAAACCTTAACTAATCAAAGGTTAGCTTTACTAGACATACCTCCAATATTTTCTGTTAATAGAAATCCGTTTGAAGATATAGAAAAACTCTTAACTCAAGATAAAACTTCATTTTTTGAAACTGGAGCTATTGATTATGCTCATATTCCTGTTAATGAGGAAGATATAGATAAAATTAACTTTGATTAATTTGGCAGGCTTTTGCCTGCCTTTTAGGGGGTTATTATGAGAGTAGTTCAGATAGCAGGGAGGAAAAGTTCTGGAAAAACTTTTCTTTCTGATTTACTCTTTCATTCTTTTTCAAAAGAAGGTTATAGGATTTATAAGATTAGCTTTGCTTCTAAGTTAAAGTTTACACTTAGAAAGTTGGGTGTATCCAAATCAGGAATAGTAAAAAATTTATCTTTTGAGGATTTTTATTCAAGCTTACAAGATATATTTTTTACTTACTTTCCAAAGTATATAAGAAGTCGTTTAATAACTCAGACGATTAAATATTTTTATGAGTTAAGAGATGCTTATAACATTTTCTTTATTCAGAAAGATTTTGAGAATGGATTTAGGAAATTAGCACAGTTGATAGGAACTGAAATAGTAAGGGAGATAGATGAAGACTTTTGGGTTAAAGAAGTAGTTAGAAGTATAAAACAAGTAGAAAAATGTGTTGATTTTGTTTTGATAGATGACTGGCGTTTTCCTAATGAAGATTTAACTAAATATTTTCCTGAACGGAAAGTATTTAGGATTTTACTTGTAACAAAAGATGAACAAAAAGATAATCACATTTCTGAAAACCTTGTTAATCAGTTAAGAGTGGATTTAAAAGTAGAAAGGTATGGGGATAAATATAATCCGGATTTTGAAAAGATAATTAGGAGGGTTCGAGGTGAGGAATATACTTAGTCTTTTTGACGGTATTTCTTGTGGTAGGTTAGCATTGGATAGAGCTGGAATTAAATATGAAAAATATTATGCAAGTGAAATTGATAAATATGCAATAGCGGTAACTAGGTATAATTATCCTGATACAATATTTGTCGGAGACATTAGGAATCTAAAAGGAGAAGATTTTAAAGATATAGATTTAATAATGGGAGGAAGTCCTTGTTTTGCTGAAGGAACAAAAGTTTTGACAAAAGAAGGATATAAAAATATTGAAGATATTAAACTAAATGATTATGTCTTAACACATAATAAAAGATTTTGTAGAGTACTAGATATAGGTTATAGATATGCTGAGACTTATATTGTAAAAGCTCAAGGAATTTTATCTATTGAAACAACTTTTAATCACCCATTTTTAGTTAGAGAAATAAGTTGGAAATGGAATAGCAAAAAAAGAACTAAAGAAAGAGTTTGGTCAGAACCAAAATGGAAAAATGCGGAGAAGTTAACAAAAAATGATTTTATAGGAATTCCTATAATTGAAATTGAAGAACTAGCATTGTCACTACAGTTAGCAGTAACTAAAGTTTATAAAGTTAATAGTTCTATTTATTTCTATAAAAGACCTAATAAGTATATTATTGAAGGAAGAATTGTAAATCAAAATGATACTTATTTTGTTGAATTTAGAACAGGCAATAGAAAACAGCGAAGAGCAGTAGTTATAGATGGAATAGTTTGGGTTCCTGTAAAAGAAGTAATAAAAACAGGACTATTTAAGAAAGTTTATAATTTAGAAGTAGAAAACGATAATACATATACAGCTAATAATGTTATTGTTCACAATTGTCAAAATTTTAGTTTTTCTGGTAAAAAGCAAGGAATGATAACAAAAGAGAAAATAGAAGTAACTACGCTTGAACAATATTTGGAATTAAAGGAACAAGGGTTTGAATTTGAAGGACAATCTTATCTCTTTTGGGAATTTGTAAGATTATTAAAAGAAATTAAACCTAAATGGTTTTTACTTGAAAATGTTAGAATGGCCAAAAAGTGGAGGGATGTTATTACAAATGCTTTAGAAGTAGAACCTATTGAAATTAATTCTGCTTTAGTTTCAGCTCAAAATAGAAGAAGGTTATATTGGACTAATATCCCTGTTAAGGGATTACCAAAAGATAAAGGTATTTTGTTGAAAGATATATTAGAGGATGAAGTTGATGAAAAATATTATCTTGATAAAGGGATAGAAATTTTAAATAAACAGAAAGGAGGTCTTTGTAAAGAGATTGGTAAACTTGAAATTAAAGGTTTTGATTGTATAAGAAGAGTTTATAGTCCAGAAGGAAAGTCTCCAACATTGATTGCAATGCAAGGAGGTTATAGGCAACCTAAAATAATTGAAGAAAAGTATTACCTATCAGAGAAACATTTTAAAGCATTTTTAAAAAGTTATAAAAACTTTAGTTTAGATGATAGAAACAGTAAATCTAAACCGTTACTCGCAACTTATTATAAACAACCACCTCATTGCCCTTATATTTTAGATAAGGACAAATCTCTTTGTATGGATGCTTGTTATTACAAAGGTGGGAACTTAAAACAATATTTTGAGAAACATAGAAGACAACTTGTTTTTAAAGTTAATGAAGAAAATAAGGTTAGAGTTAGAAGACTTACTCCTCTTGAATGTGAAAGACTACAAACTCTTCCGGATAATTATACTCAATATGGTTTATTTGATGACGGAAAGATAAGAAAGATTTCAGACACGCAAAGGTATAAAATGATAGGGAATGGTTGGACTGTTGATGTAATAGCTTGGATTTTCTCATTTATAAATGATGAATGAGGTAGATTATGAGTTGTAATCACCAATGGGAGGAGGTTAAAGTTAAATCAAAACATTACAGATTTTGTCAAACTTGTTTTAAGATTCAGGTTTACGACAATAGATTAGGTTGGAGACTGTTAACAGATTTGGAAAAAGTAAAATTGATAAAACTCCTGAAAAAGATAATAAGGAGAAGTAAGTATGGGTAAGAACAAATCTAAAAACAAAGGAAAACAATTTGAAGAAAGAGTAGCTAAAATTTTTAGAGAATGTTGGCATCTTTCAAAGCATGAATGTCACCGTGCTTTATCATCAGGAACTTATCAAGTAGACTATTCAGATATTGTATTCTCTCCAGAAACTATTGAAAGACCTCATCTAATAGTAGAATGTAAAAAACGAAAATCTGTTCCTGCTAATCAACTTTTAACTTTTACTTCAGAATTCAACAATTGGTTAGAACAGGTAGAAGAAGCATCAGAGAAATACTTTCAGCATTTTCAAGTTTATCCGGTTTCATTAATAGTTTTTGCAGTTAATAATATGAGACCGATAGTAATAGTTGACCAAGAATTACTCTCATTAATTCCATCTAAACCAGAATTTAATCTTTATCTGATAAAGCACCCGACTTCATTAAATTTTTACATAGTGAACAATAACTATATAGGAACTTGGCTTGATCTATTTTTAAACGAATGTCTTCAACCCAAGTACAGATATTAGTAATTATGCAATAGTTTTAATCAAAATTATTATAATTTTAGAAGCTCTATCTATCTAAGTTAAATAGATATTGCTAATATTTAACTAACGAAATCAGACCCTTCTTATGTTTCCCTCCTTCACAAACAGGGAGGCTAATTTAGCCTCCCTTTTCTTAAAGAGGTAACTATGAAGAAACCGATAGTGAAAGTTCAAACTGAGCTTGATAAGCAACTAACCAATCTTAGAGATTATCTTGAAGGTAATCAAACTGAATTCAAATTAGACCCGGATTTAGATTCACTTAAACTTGAAGTAGCTTCTTTTACAAGGTTAATGATAAAGAAGTATATGTCCAGATTAATTAAACTAGGAGAAAAACTTGAAACTTTAGAAGATGAATTACTTTCCAATGCTAATTTCTCTAACTTTATAGAACAAGTAGAATTCTATAATGGTTTAGTTCAAGCCTATAATTCAGTATTCAACAACCTTAAATCCTTAGTACCAATTTTAAAAGAACTTTCCAAGCTATCTCAATCAGTAGAATTAAGAGTAGTAGAAACTGAAGAAGATTCTTCTATACTAGAACAATTAGAAATAAACCAAGAGACTAGAAACACTCTAAAAGAAATATTAAGTTCAGTAGTAGAACACTTAGAAGTGTAATATATTAATAAACAAAATCCATTTATTAAGCTGGGGCAGGGTAGGAGAGCCTGAGCTGGCCACTCAGGTTAAAGGGATTCCCAGCGTCCCTTCTCCTACCCTGCAAATCCCTAACAATCTAAAAAGAGTTCAATAATGCTAAACCAACTAATCAATAAACTAAAAACCTTACCTCCTAAAGAGAAGTCTATATTAAAGAGATTAATTGAAAAGTTCCAAAATGACCCCCAATCCTTACTCCAATTGTATGCTGAACTTGAAGGTTATAAAGAAGTACCAGTAGATATAATAACATTTATAGAACACCCTAAATATTTAGGCCTTTCTTTAGGGGGTAAGATATACCCAGTATGGAAAGAAGCTCTAAAAACAATTTTCCCTAACCCATTCTACTCTCCTTATTATGAGTGCATCTACACTGGAGCAATAGGGGTTGGGAAATGTCTTGGAAATCAACAACTTATAGAAGTTTATATGAATGAAGAAGATATAAAGAAATATGGATTAGAAGAGTTCATAATAGAGGAAAGCAATGAGTAATCCCAAGATAGTAATAACAGAGTTTAGAAAACCTATTATCTTCATTCATACTCTAGATGAGCTTCTTTTCCATCTAAAAGAAAAGACTAAACATTTTACCCACCCTGTTGTTCGTCTTACTCCTGAGATAATTGAATGGTTTAACTCACTTCAAGAACCTTTTTATGTTCCAAAAGGTAAATATGCTAAATTCCATACAGTAATATGGAAAGAGGTTTATGGTAAAGAGGAGTGGTTTAGCTCTCAAATAATAAGAGCAAATTTAAATCCATATTACTACTACATTAGGGGTTATACAGAAGATGAGGCTAAGGTTTTAATGGAGGAAATGCGTAAAAAGAATAGTGAAGGTGTTTCCAAAGCTTTCTCTTCTATGACTCCAGAAGAAAGAAAAGCTAAATTTGGTGTGTTTTCTGATGAATATCTGAAAAAGAAGTATGGTAAAGAAGAAGGTTATAAGAAGTGGAAAGAAAGGAATGAAAAGTGGGCTAAGACAATGTCCCAAAAAGAGAATGTTATCCCTTATGGTAGGAATGATGAGTATATAGGATTTTCTAAAATATCACAACAACTGTTTGATAAGGTTGTTCAAAGGTTAGCTGAGTACTTCCCTATGGGAGTAATGGGAATTCAATATGCTACTTTTAAAGAGGGTAAGAAAGTTCAGGCAAAACATTTTATGGAAAATGAGAAAAGATTTGGTACTAAGTTTGTAGACTTTTATGATGAAATATCTAATGTTGTAATAGAGTTTGATGGTGCAGAATTCCACGATGATCCTGAAAGAGATTTAAAAAGATTGGAAGTAATTTATAATGCATCAAAAGCTTTTATTCTTCGTATTCCAGAGGATTTACCAAGACGAGTAGGATTTGACAAACTTGCTAGAGTGATAGCAGACTACTTAATAAAAGTGAGAAACTATGGCTTTAAAGAAACTGAGAATTCCAATAGGGTTACTGTTTAAAAAGTTAGGAATAGAACATAACCCTGATAAGGAAGAGCAAGTTCATAACCCTCCTTGCGATGTTTATATTTCTACTCCAGAAAACAACTTGGCTAAAGTAAATTTCTTTGTAACTAAAGAAACTGAAGTATGTGAATATGAATTAGAGAACGGTTCTACTCTTATAACCTCAACTAAACATATAGTACTAGAGAATGGAAAAGAAACTTTCATAGATAAAGCTGAGTCAGTAGATAATGTAGATGGTAAGTCTTATAAGATATGTACTAAGAGGTATAGAGGCAAAGAGGTAGCTTATGACTTAAGTATAGACTATCCTCACCTTTACATTACTCCTGATGGGTCTATTCATCATAATACTACGATAGCAAGAATTGTTTTGCTATATGATCTTTATAAACTTCTCTTATTAAGAGATCCTCACAAAAAATTTAACCTAATACCTACTGATAGAATAGTTATAGCTCTCTTCAACGCTACATTAGGACTAGCTGATCAGGTTTTATATGAACCATTTAAAAACCTAATAGCCAATTCAGAATTTTTCCAAGAACACTTAGATGCTGAAAATAAGAAAACATCAGAGATTAGGTTTGTTAACAACATAGGTATAGTAGCAGGTTCAAGATTTACTCATACCCTTGGTATGGCTGTATTTGGAGGTTTATTAGACGAAGCTAATTTTGATGTAATATCTAATCAAGCTCAGGAAAGTTATAATGCACTTCTTAGAAGAATGGAATCAAGGTTTGCTCAGGCTGGTGGCAAACTTCCTGGACATCTTTGCCTTGTTTCTTCTGAAAAGAGTCCTACCGATTTTGTTTCTCAACACAGAGAAAAAGTAAGAGGAAAACAAGGAGTAATAATCTTTCAATATCCTATATGGGAAGTTAAAAAACATTTAGGTATCTACTCAGGTAAAACCTTCAAAGTATTTATAGGAGATGAAACTACTGATCCATTCATAATAGAAGATGAATCTCAACTACAATATATAGATGAAACCAAAGTAATAGATGTTCCAATAGAGTTAAAAGATAAATTTGAACTAGACTTACATAATGCTATAAGAGACTTAGCTGGTTATTCAGTAGGTTCAACTCATAGAATTTTTAAATCTAAAAACATACTCATAAAACAAGCATCCGTTATTAACCCTGTTAACCAACAGATAATAAGACTTTCCTTTAATGACAAATCAGATGTCTTAATTAACTACTTCAACATAAACTACCTAAAGAACCCACTCTTTAAAGAATGTCCAAGAGTTATCCATATAGACCTTTCTATAACAGGAGACAGAACAGGTATAGCTTCAGGTTACATAAAAGGTTACAAAACAATAGAAAGAGTTGATCCACTAACCTTAGAAAAACATATTTTCTCTGAACCAGAAGTAGTTATTGATTTTGTAACCTATATAGAACCTTTACCAGGAGAGAGAATTCCATTTTACAAGATAAGACAATTCATAGTAGATTTATCAAGAATAGGTTACCCAGTAGCAATGGTAACTACTGACGGATTCCAATCTGAAGATATGAGACAACAGTTAACTCAAATGGGTTATAAAACTGCTTTACTATCAGTAGATAGAACTAAAGACCCTTACCTTTCCTTTAGAGATGCTATATATGAAGAAAGAGTTTGGATACCTAAACACGACTTACTGATTAAAGAACTATTACATGTAGAAGATATAGGTAAGAAGATAGACCATCCTCAAGAGTTTCCTGATGGTACTAAAGGTAGTAAGGATGGTGCTGATGCAGTAGTAGGAGTTTACTGGAACTTGGTAACTAATAAAGATTTAATTAAACAATTAGCTTTCCAAAGAATTCATAAAACAGAAGTCAAAGAAGAAGAACAAAGGCAAAGTGTAGCAAATCTTTTTTGGAAAGATCAAATAGATTAGTAATACTAATTAGGTAAATAGTAATACCAAGTATCACTTCTTTTGATTGATTATAGGAAATTTTAAATCAAGATATTACTAAGTATTACGATTTACTTAAAAAGTAATACTACAAAGGAAGATAATGATGGGATTGCTTTCAAAAATATTAAGTGGACTCGGTTTAGACTTTTATCCTGAGCTTAACGAACAAGTTAATACTACTTCTTACCAACCTAAACAAGACCAAGTTAAATTTGATAAGTCAGATTTTAGGATTGTATCAGAACTTGTATCTAAGTATCTTGAAGTAACAAAGAACTTTCAAGGATTTTACAAGGAAATAGAAAGAGTAAGGGAAACTTACATAGCAGAAGTAATACTAGATCAATTTACTTTTGATGCTTTAACTCCAGATGTTTCATCTGACAATATAATAGATATAGTTCCTAACATTGACTCTAAGGAAATAGAAAAAGGTTTAGAAGATTTCCAAGAAAAGATAAATGTAGACAGATTAGTTCAAGATATAACTCCTGATTTAATAGCTTTTGGAACATACACAGTTAAACCTGTTATTGAAGAAGGAGAAGGATTAGTAGAAATAAAGGATGAAGAATTACCTTATGAAGTAATTCCGTTCTATAAGGGAACTGAAATTGAATTTTATCTGAAACTTAATGAGAAAGGACAACCTGAATTTTATCAACCTTATGAGTATGTAACATTTTTTGTTAATGCAAGAAGAATAAGGGTAAGGATTGATAAATCCATAATAAGAAACTTACCACAAGATAAACTTGATAAGATTCCTACTTTCCTTAAGGTAGGAACTCCTCTCTTTACAACAGGTGTTATAAAGAAGATTAAAGAACTTGACTTACTTGAAAAGCTAATACCTGCATCTAAAATTCAAATGCTTTCTAAAGGCAATGTAGTAGGCGTATATGTTCCACCTTCAATGTCTCCAGATGAAGCTCTAAGTTTTGCTAAGCAACTTGAAAGGAAACTCAACTCTTTAGGTATATCAGTAGATAAAGATTTAGATCAACTCTCAATAACTGAAATACTTAAAGGTGCTGGTAGAATAAAAGTAATACCTGTTACATCAGAAAAAGGTCAAGTTACTAAACTCGATTATAAACCAGAAGAACCAAATGATTTATTAAATTCTATACAAGATTTAAGACAAGTAATCCTTACTTCCGTTGGGATACCTCCTGAACTCATATTCAATACTGGTAATAATACTAAAGGAGAAACTCTTAAGAGATATAGCAGGTATTTAAGGAAACTGAAATATATTCAAAAAGCTATTGTAGATGGATTGAGAGAATTAGTAATGTTACATCTTATCAATAAAGGTATTTCAGTTACTCCAGAAGACTTTTCAGTTAGATTTGCTAATACTCTCGTAAACATAGATGATTTAGACAAAATTGAGTTTCAAGTTACAGTCGCTCAAAACCTTTCTGATTTGAATAGATTTGTTCAAGATTTAGGACAAGATGATAATCTTTCTCAGTATGTCGATTATGAAGGTTTTGCTGAATTCTTAAACCAAGAACTTACAAAGATTGGACTCGACAAGGTGATAAAGTTACCAGGAGAAGAACAATGAAACTTATAAAAGAACTTAATCAACTTTTAGAAGACCTATCAAGTTTAGGTGTTATTCCTAATAATCCATTAGCTTTAGTAACTTATCAAGATTTTGACTTTGACCTAGATGAATTAGAACAGAGATTCCAACAAAGACTTCAATCTTTAGGTTATGACGACATACAAGTTCAAATATTGAACTTTGATCCTGATACAGGTGATTTACTAATCAAGTTTATTAATCCTGAAAACCAAGAAGATGTAGAAGTGTTATTTACAGTAACAGAAGATGGAATACTCGCTGTAGTAGTAAGTGAAGACGACGAACATATTGAAGTAAACCTTTCTAACTTGAATGTTCCATTAGTAGAATATGTTTTACAGGTTGGTATTGATTGGGACGAACCTTTAACTTGGTTAACAAAGTCAGTATTAACAGCACTCCTTGAAGCAGGTAGATTGGTAGAATCTTATTCTCCTGTCAGAGGTAAAAGAAAAGAGAAACTTCCTCTTATAAGGAAAGGGACTTCTGAACAAGCTAAAGTTAATCTAAAAAGGATTAAGGTTAAGAAATGTGTTAGAAAAGGTAAGTTAAGGAAAAGGAAGTAACTTGATTACAACAAGAGGTTACAGATGTGAAATTTGTAACTGTCAAAGAAAGTGATTCAATAGAACTTATTCCTCTTGCCGATTTGCACTTAGGTTCAGAACTTACCAACCTAAGAAGAATTCATCAAATAATTGAACACATAAGAGAAAACCCAAAAGCAAGAGTAGTTATATTAGGAGACCTACTTGAATCAGCTATTATAGGAAGTAAAGGAAATCCTTATAAAGCTAAATCAATAGATGAAGAAGTAAGATTAGCAGTTTCGGTTCTTAAACCTATTAAGGATAAGATAATAGGAATAATAAGTGGAAATCATAGTAACCGTATCTCCAAAACGATAGGGCTTGATATTTTAGCTTTACTATCAAGAAAGTTAGGAATAGATCGGTATTATTCTCCAGATTTCTTAGTTTTAAGAATTTCTCTACCTAAAACAGCTTGGTATGTAGTATTACATCACGGAGTAGGTGGAGGAAGGTTAAAAGGAGGAAAGATAAATAACTTGCACAGATTTGGTAACATTTTTCCTAATGCAGACATAATTCTAATAGGACATACTCACGATTTCATAATGACTGTTGATAAGAAATACATAATAGACAAGAAACACAATTCAATAAAAACTCACAAAACTTTTTACATTAATGTTCCTTCTTTAGCTATGGAATACGGTGGGTATGCTTCTTCTTATGCATATCCTCCAAGTGTAACAGGAACGATCAAGATTTATCTTCCTAATATTCCAAATTCTAAGAAAAAGACCTTTGAACTAAAGGTTGAACACATATTTGTCTAAAGTATTAAAGGAGGATTCCAATGGTACTTAAACCAAAACAAGGAAAAGTTATTATAAACTACAAAGGTAAGCAAATAGAACTTCCCACTAAAGCAACCAAAGAAATCCTTTCTATCCCTGCTGTAAAAACCTTTCTTTCTAAAGGTATTGTCGAGCTTGTAGAAGAAAAAGAAGATAAGCAAGAACAACCTAAAGTAACCAAAGAAGAGTTTAAATCAGAAGAAAAACCTAAGCAAGAGAATAAATCAAAAAGAGGTAGATCATCAAAGAAGAAATAAGAGGATTAAACTATGACTCTACAAGAACTCTTTGACTTGATTCTTATTAGAACAGGTGAATTTCTTATAGGTGCTGATAATGTAGAACTCGATTTACCTAAATTTGAAGCTCTTGTTGATAAATCTCTTAAAACCTATTCCAAGTATAAACCTAAAAGAGAGAAACTCTTCATTAATCTTGAGAACTACAAGTATACTTTTACAGATGAAATACCTAACTACATATCAGATGTAACACCTTGTTATTCTACTGTATTCAATCCACTATTACAGATAGCTAGTCAATCTGGTAATATTCCATTTATAGAGTGGGAGTATAGGAAACCTACTCTTTATGCTAACTTTAATGGAAAAGCTGAAGTTGAAGCTTGGTTTGATTGGGAAATCAAAACTGATGATTCGGGTAATAAGTATATAGAACTTGAAGATGAACTTTTCATTGATTTAATAACGGCAGAGTTTTTGTTAGGGTTAGCAAGAAGTAGGAGAGCTTTTTCAATTCAAGAGCTTCCTATTACAAGTGATTCAGAAATACTTGCATCTGAAGGACAAAAACTTTATGAAGATACCATTGAAACTTTAAGACAAACTTCTATTTTAATATAATTAAATAATAAAAAGGAGGAAGATTATGAATCTTATAAACGAATTAAATCAAATTTTGGAAACTATAATTAATGTTAAAAATACTGATGGTATTAATTTAAAGAAAGGTGATAAATTTTATTACAGGAAAGATGATGTAGTTCTTACCGTACAAGAGATAAAAGATATTTCTGGGACAAAATATGCAGTAGTTAAATCTGAAAATGGAGAAGTTTTGAAACTCCCAGTAGCTATGTTTAATTCAAGTTATGATTTTCTTGTTCCTTATGAACAATGGAAAAAAGAGTGGGAAAGAAAGGTTAGAGCTTTTGTAAATTCTATGAAAGGTAAAATGAATGATAATCAACTTAAGGAGTTAGAAAGGCAATTATTAAGTAGAATAAAATAAGTATGGGTGAAATTATAAATTTATTGGGTCTCTTATTTTAATTAATTCGAAGGTTTTGTATTTTTGTTGTACTTACTATAAGGAGTAAGGTAATGAGATTGATAGATGAACTTGTAGAGTTGTTTCGTTTATACGAAGAGTTAGATGATAAGAAATTGGATAAAGCAGTTAAGTGGTTTATAAGGGAAATTCTTTTCTACTTGATACCTGATTGGAAAGAAAAAGACCCTAACTTAGCTATATTCCCGAAAAAAGGAAGTAAGTATTACGAAGCTTATGTTACTATCAAGTTTACTAAAACAAGAGGTATTTGGTTAGAATTCTCAAGTAATCCATCTATTCAATATAGAATTCTTAAAATTTGGGTAACAGCAATTGATATGGGAGATAAAATAGACTTTTCTATTTCAGTCTTTCCAGTTGAAAGAAACATACAGAAGTATATTGATGTAAATATACCAAGAAAACTATCTTTTGACATCTATGTACCAAAAGAAGAACTTGAAAAAGGAGTTTCTTCCCTTAAGTATATTGAGCCAGTTTTAAAGGAAGTAAGAGAAACAATAAAGGAGATATATGAAGGTTTGGAAAAGTTAGTTAAAAGGAAAAAGTAATGGGACTTATACAAGAGGTTAATCAATTGTTGGAGAAAGTTAATAAACCAGATCCAAGACAGATAGTAGAAGTTCCGAAAAGGTTAAGAAGAAAGAATAGAGTAACATTAAAACAGATTTATTTAAATTTCCCTTACTCCGTTTATAAGTACGATCCTATTCCTCCTCAACCTGTAAAGATTAGAAGAATAGAACTAACTGAAGATGAATTAGTAATGACTGTTCACGCTTATGTTAAATCTGTTTCAAGACCAGGAAAGTATCATAGTTGTGTTTTACAGTTGGCAAGACCGAATACTAATATAGATTGGAATTGGGATTTACCAGTAGCAGTAAGATGTTCTTGTGAGTCTTTTAGATATTTCCTAGCTTATGCTCTTTACTCTCATGGAGCTTTATTTGGTAGACCATCTCTCTGGAATAAAGTACCTGCTAAAATACGAAATCCTATGAACATCCCTCAAGTATGTTCCCATTTGTGCTTATTAACTGAATATTTAATCAAACATAAAATAATAAAAGGTAAGGTAATTTGGAATACCCTAAAATATAGGGATGGTGGTAGGAAAAAGTAATGTTTAAAAACAAACTTTATCAAGATAAAGATTGGCTTTACCACCAATATTGGGAATTAGGTAAATCTACCAGACAGATAGCGAAAGAATTTGGTTATGGTATTAATACAATAAGAAGGTGGATGGACAAATTTGGAATTCCAAGAAGAAGTGTTGATGAGGGAATTCAGCAAAGATTTAAAGCACCTTACAGGAATAGAGATTGGTTGTATAATGAGTTAATTATAAAAGGCAAATCAAGAATTCAAGTAGCAAGAGAGTTAGGAGTTAATAGAGAGACTATTGATAAATGGGCAAAGAAGTTTGAAATAGGTTATCCAGAGAAACTTTACCAGAATAAAGAATGGTTAGAAGAACAATATGTGAAGTTAGGAAAATCAACTATTCAGATAGCAGAAGAATTAGGAGTTTCTGAAACTGTTATATTAAAGTGGTTAAAGAGATTTGAAATACCGATAAGAAGATGGCATAAGAAAGGAAAGTATACTAACAAAGAATGGCTTTATAATGAGTATTATGTTAAAGGAAAATCTATAAAACAAATTGCTGAAGAATGTAATGTAAAACCCTCTTCAGTTAGATATTGGTTTGATAGGTTTGGTTTTGTATCAAGAGAAAAGTTTAAACCCGTTATTGGAAAAGAGTGGTTATACCAAGAATATGTAATTAGAAAGAAGTCAATGAAAGAAATTGCAAGAGAGTTAGGAATTCATTATAAAATTGTTTCTAATTTATTAAAACAGTACGATATTCCTATAAGGAATGTAAATGAAGCCGTTTCTTCTGTTTCCAACTTTTATCACAAACTTTCAGATTATTTTAGACAAGTTCTAGATGGGTCTTTAACTAAACCAAAATCTTTGAACTCTAATTCTTGTTATCAACATACTGATAAACACAAGAATTATATAGAATGGCTAAGGCAACAGTTTATTGATGAAAGTTTGGAGTGTGGTAAAATTTATGAAAAGGAATATAAAAAATTAAATGCTAAAGCATATTGTTTCTCTACAAGAAGATATCCTTGCTTAACAGAACAATATTATAGATGGTATTCAGATAGTAAAAAGATAATACCAGATGATTTAAAACTTACTCCAACAGTTGTTCTTCATTGGTATATTGGTGATGGGAGTCTAATTAAACCATCAAAAGGTAAACCTTTCATCCATTTCGCTACCAACTGTTTTACTTTTGAAGAGGTTAACTTTTTGGTAGATCAACTTAATGAACTTGGACTAAAAGCATATTTAAGAACTGGAACTGAATACAGAACAAAAAGGAAATTTCCTTATATAGTTTTATCAGTAAAATCAACTTTGGATTTCTTTGATTTTATAGGTTCTTGTCCAGAACCAATTAAACAAGACTATAATTATAAATGGGAATTAATTAACCTATAAATTAAATTTAGAAGAATACACTAAAGGGCAATCCAATGATAAAGTTTAGAGACCCAAACGACAAAATATTATTCCTTTCTGAAGCAGGCTTGTTAAACCAATATGAACCTTTTGATGATGTAGAAAAACTCTCACAGGAAGCTATCGAAGAAATCTGGCAAGGTATTATTAAACGTCGTAAACCTTTAAAGAAGAGATTAAAAGACAGGAAGCGTTCTAAGATTCAAAAACAGAATTGGAAGAAATACAAAACAAAATATCTTTTGGCTTTAAGAAAGTGGCATCGTTCTGTAAGTGGTAAAAGGTTTCATAGAGCTTTAGGTAGGTTTTTAGCTTTAAGACTAAACAGAGAATCTTATAACCTTGATGTTAATGAAAGGTTTGATTTTCTCAAGTTACTATCCAGTCTTAAAACTCATTGGTATATAGAGGGAGTTTATTACAAACCACTCTTAGAAGAAGTAGAATATGAACTCTTTACTGAAGAAGTATTACCACTAATAGAAGAGATTGAAAAGAAAGTTTTAATTGAGAATAAACTTGATAAAGACGATATTGAGTTTCTATTTGGTATCTTTTACGAATCTAAAGAAAGATTTGTATTAGCGGTTCAAGAAATTGTAAACAGAATAAAACAAGGTAGGTCACTTTCCAAGAGTTGTATAAGTGATGTTATCAAGTATGTAACTGATAACAAAGAAAAACTAAGAGAAGCAATTATAGGTTGGTTAGAGGAAGAAACTTTTGGAGGTTATCATTCAGTATTGCTTTCTCAAAGTTTAAGGAAAGTAATTTATGATCCAAATGAGAAATATTTTGTTAAGAAACAAGGTGACACATTTATCTATAAGCAAGGAGATTCAGAAGTAGTTTTTAAACTAAAATACTTACTTCCTGTAAAACACCTTTTAGCTTACTTTGAAGGTGAAATCAATAATCTTTCTGATAAAGTTTATGAAATAGTTGATTAAGAGGTTTAAAATGAAAGAACAAGTAATTGATCTTATAGAACCACAAATTCAATTTACAGTAGAAGAATCAAGTGAAGTAGATGGTATCCACATCTTAGGTAAGGTAAAAGGTCAATTCTTTGTTCCTGACGGTTACTCCAGAAATAATCGTTTTTATCCTCGTAAACTTTGGGAAAAGGTAATATCCAATCCTGATATTCAAAAGAGACTTAAAGAAAGACGAATGTTTGGAACTATCGGTCACGATACTCCTATAAATGATAATACAATAGCAGAAGGTAAAATTTCCCACATAGTAACTAACCTTTATATCGATGAACAAGGTAGAGGTATAGGAGAAGCTCTTATCCTTAATACCCCTGCTGGTAGAGTTCTTAATACTTTGTTAAGGGCAGGAGCTAAACTTTATGTTTCATCTAGGGCTTTTGGAGAATATGAAGGTAAAGATCCTACTGGTAAAGTTCCAGCTTTAAATCCTGACAAGTATGAACTAATAGGTTTTGATTTTGTCTATGATCCGGGATTTCTTCAAGCCAATCCTAAACTTGTAGAATCTATCAGAAAAGATTTGAAGCAATGTATAGGAGACATATGTTCTTTTGTTGAAAATCAAGATAAATCCAATGAAGTAAAGGAGGATAATAGTATGGCTATGGAACAAGTTTTGGAACAACTTACCAAAGAAAAAGTAGAACTTGAAAAAGAACTTGATAAGGTTCTTAAAGAGAATGAAGAACTCAAGAAACAAATAGAAGAGTTCAAAAAGAAAGAGGAAGAGTGGAAAACTGTTTCTGAATCTCTTTCTAAAGTAGAAGAGGAACTTAAATCAGCTAAAGAAGAACTTGCTAAATATGAGAAGCTCGGAAAACCTGAAGAAATTGAAGAAACTATTAAGAAAGCTAAAGAGCTTCTCGAACAATACAAGGAAATAGGTTCTCCTGAAGAAATTAAGGAAAGTATTGAAGATGCTAAAAAAGTTCTTCAAGAATATCTTGAAATTGGAAAACCTGAAGAAATAAGAGAAACACTTGAGAATGCTAAAAATATTCTTAAGAAGGTTGCAGTTTTTAAAGAGGAAGTAGGAGAACTTGATGAAGTAAAAGAGTTTCTTGAGTCTATGAAAGATGTATTTGCTAAGATGGTAGAAGAAAAAAGACAAGCTAAGGTTGAAGAACTCTCTAAAGAATTTGGTGTAGAAAAAGAAGTTGTAGAGAGACTTGCTTCCAAAATGGAATTTGATGAAGTAAAAGAAGTCCTTTCTAAAATGGTAGAATCTGCTAAGTATGTAAACAAGTATAAAGTATCTTCTAAAGTTGAAGAAGATAAGAAAGACAATTCAACTTCTAAATTCCTCAAACCAAGAACTATAAGACTTGCTGAATCCTTCCTAAAGTAAGGAGTAAAATATGATTAAGGAACTTAATAAGTTACTTGAGGAATTTCAAAGAAAAGATGAATATGCTATGAGAGTTACTGAAATTCCCAAGTTCTTTGAAAAGATTAAGAAACAACTTGATAAGGTAACTGATTTACCTGAAGACTTGTTTAAAATTGATATGATTCAGAAAGATATAGATAAAGTGAAACAAGAACTTGATAAGATTTGGCAGAAGTTTAAATCAGGCAAGTATGAAAGATAAATCAATACTATTTTGTTTTTCCTAACTAACCTGCACTATCAGGTTAGTTAACCTAGAAATCTCAATAAAATCTAAATCTACAACATTATTAAGAAATTAAGGAGGTAGTTAATAATGAGCGAACTCGTTATTGAAAAGAAACTCAGAGAAGTAGAATACCAAGCTGAAGATTATCTCAAAAGGTATCGTGAACAAGTAGAAACTCTTGAATCTGCAACTTTCCTTGGAAAAGTAAGGGGAGTTCAGGCTTGGGACGTAGTTCAGCTCGGTAAGCAACTTGAAAAGTGGGAAATGCTTGAATCTATGGTTAAAGAAGATGGTGGACTTGCATCTCTTGGTGCACTTCCCAAAGTAGCTTTTGATGTTATCACAGTTGCTTACGGAAACTCTGTAATTCCTTTCATAGCTTCTGTTCAAAACATTGAAGAAGAAAGAGGAAATGTTTACTTCAAAGTAATTAAAAGACAAGATACAGGAAATACTATTATTGATCCTAGAACTGGAGCTGTTCTTCCAAGTGGACTTGCTTCCAATGTAGTTTCTGATAAAGTAGTTGCTACTGGAGATGGTTCTACAACTACTTTCAATGTTACTCTTGATTCTATCCCTGTAAGACCTGAAACTTTTGAAGTTAAAGCAGGTTCTGCTTATGGTAAGGACGATGGAAAAGGAACAATTCTTGGTGTAGGTGTATGGGGAACGATTGACTACTCCACAGGAGCTGTGGAACTCAACTTTGCTTCTGCACCTGCTTCTGGTGAAGAAATTAAGGTTGGATATCAAGTAGATATAGAAGGTGCTAATGATCTTCCTTCTATTGGTTCTGTATTTGAATCTATACCTGTTACAGCAAGGATTTATGCTCTTAAGGGAGTAGTAGGACTTCTCCAATCTTATGCCCTCAGGCAAAGGTTTGGAATTGTAGCTGAGGATGAACTTGCTAAAGACCTTGTAGTTGCCATTAACAATGAGATTGGTGGTGACCTTATCAGGAAGATGAATGCTAATCCTGCTGGTGGGACAATTACTTGGGATAAAACTCCTCCTTCTGGAGTAAGCTACTTTGAACATAAGCAAACAATTAAAGACAGCCTTGCTGATCTTGAAGGAAAGATTGTTAGCAATGCAGGTAGGGGAGTTATTAATGTTATCATAGCAGGTGCTAAAGTTGCTGCTATTCTTTCTACACTACCTGGATTTGAAAAGGTAGCTGATGGTAAAGCTATGGGTGCTCATGTATTTGGAACTCTTGATGGTGTAACTGTTATCAGGGTTAATGATGCTAATGCTCTTCCTGGTAATGTAGCACTCGGTATTTACAACCCTGATAATCCGTTTGAGGGTGCTGCTGTTTATGCTCCTTATATGCCTCTTACAACAACTGAGCTTATTCCACTTTCACCTAATCCATTGACAAATCAGAAAGCTGCTGCTGTATGGGCAGGTGTAGAAGTTCTTGTTCCTCAGTTTGTAGGTAAACTTAATGTTCAAAATGCTTAATATAACATAGTAAAGTATTTGCTATGTTCGGTAGGAGTCCTCTGGCCAAGGTAATAACCTTGTTATGCTGGGGGACTCCTACTTTTAATAAGAAAACAATAGGAGGATTAACATAATGAGTCTTATACAAGAGATAGTTCAACTTGCAGAAGAAGCAGGAATAGAACTTCCAACTAAAACTTGCATATGTCCTAATTGCGGTTATGAAATGGAAACTCCTATGGGGATTCCTTGTTCTAACTATGATTGTCCTAAATGTGGAACTCCTATGACAAGGAAAATTGGGGAAGGTTATTCTCAATCTGTAAGAGATAAGTTTATTGAGTGGGTTAAGAAATATTTTAGTAATCCGAATGGATATTATTCTTTGACTAATTATGTTTTAGATATTTTAAGTAAGTGTAAAGATGAAGTAGACTCTCTTCTTGACGATTTTGGGACATCTGAAAAAGAATGGGAAGATAATTGGAAAGAAATAGCTGATGCATTAATGAATTATGAATTTGATCCTTATTCAGACCAATGGACAGACTGTGTTCATAAGTTAGCTAAAAAGTATGGTTATTCGGAATCTAAGAATGAATCTAAAACAGTAAAAGCAAAACTTGTATTTAACGGTTCAGAAGAACCTACATTTTCTCTTATAGATGAACAAGGTAATGAAATTTTTAAAGGAATAGGAAAAGTAGATACTATTGCCAAACTTCTCCAACTTAATTCCAATCCTACTGCTGAAGATGCTGTTGTTTGTGCTATGGAAAAAGGAGAGTGTGAAGTTGAAGTAGAATTGGAGAAAGAGGGATAGGGATGGTTACTATTGATTATGAACTGTGTATTAATTGTTTTCTTTGTATGAAAGAATGTCCAATGTTTTGTTTTTCTGAAGTAGATGGTAAGTTAGTTTTAACTGAATCAGGTAAGAATACTTGTATTGGATGTGGAAATTGTATTCAAAGCTGTCCTACTCTTGCTTTAGATTGGGACTATAATCATATCAGGTATTCCTGATAACAAAGAGGAACAAAATGGCTTTGATTGATAGTTTAAAGAAAACACTTGAACAATTGGTAATAAATAATGATCCTTACTCCTTTGATAGAGCTTTGTTAGATGCTCTTCCTCCATATAAAATAACCAAAGATATTCCCCCTCTACCTAATTCAAAAAACATAAAACTTGCTCTAAGAATCAAAGGAGGATTTCTGGCTTTAACTAAAGACAATGAACTTATTATTTATCACCAGAATGGTTCTTCAGGTTCAGTTAAGATTATTTTTGATAGAAAGGATATTAAGTATTTAAAGAAGTTTTTAAAGGAGGTTTAGATAATGGCTCTTATAGATGAGCTTAAACTTACAATAGAGAGTTGTAAATCCAAGAAAGAGTTTAAAGAAGCTCTTACTAAAGAACTTTATGATAAGATTGGAATAATACTTAGGGAATCAGCTTACTTTGATTTTGATCCTATTGATGAAGAACAAGGTACATATATGATTTCTATTAATGTAGCAGGCAAAGAAATAATTCAGATTAATACTAAGAAAGATGGAGAAAATATAGTTTATGATTCTTATGAGATTGATGAAGGTGGTCTTAAAGCAATGATTGAATTTATTGAGAACAAAGCTAAAGAACTTTCTAAGGAGTAAGGTTATGAGATTGATAGATGAACTTTATTCTCTTCTCTATCAACTTGATGAGGAACAATGGATAGACAAAGTTAAGCCCAAGTGGCATCCTCCTGAAGGGTTATTTACCAAAGACCCTGAAACAATAGCTAAAACAGTTGCAAAAGCATCTAAAGATTATAAACAAGCAGTAGCAAGAGTTAATTTCTTCTATAATAGGTATGGTTGTTCTGGTGATAGAAAAGGAGATGAGATTTGTAAGAAAAGGGAAAAGGTTTTACAACTTCTTAGAAAACTTTTTAAGGTAAAAGAAGAGGAAGCAACTAAAGTAATCATTACTTATGATGGAGAAACTTTTGATGTAGTTTATCCGAGTGGAAATGTAGAATCTTTCCAAGATGAAGTTTCTTTCCTTCAGTTTATTAGGCAAAAGAATATTAAAGGTAAAAACGGTGTAACAGACCAGCAACTTGTAGATTGGGTTAAGGAATCTGGTTATATAGAAGCATTTTTGGGTTAGTAATACTAATTAGGTAAATAGTATTACCAAGTATCACTTCTTTTGATTGATTATAGGAAATTTTAAATCAAGATATTACTAAGTATTACGATTTATCTAAAAAGTAATACTGATAGGAAAGAATTATGAATAAGCAGACTATAATCAAAACCATTCTAAGACTTTCAACTTATGAACCTGATCTATATGTTATAGAAGCTAATCAACTTCTGAATTCTGCTTTGTTAATAATTGAAGAAGACCCAATAACAGCATCTATCCTTTACAGTAGAGCTGAAAAACTCCTAACTAAGAGAAAATCTAAACTCAAGGAAAAATAGATATGTCAACTGTAATAGAGAAAGTTCTTTCTACAATAGGTAAAGTAACAGCTATTAGGTTAAAAGTTCTTGCTAATATCTTAGGTTTTCCTGCCGAAATTTACTATCCACAACAGTATGACTCTCTGTTAGACGATGATGCAAAGATAACTTATAATTCTACTCCTGATGAAGTTAAGAATGTTCTTATAGCAGGAGTTTATAACAGTCCTTTTCTTTCACCAGGTATTTTTAATTCTTTTGAAGAGTCTTTTTCTCAAGATGAAGAAATCGTTTGGTATTTATCGGGGGAGGACAATCCTCCTCCAATCGGTTCTAAAGTTGTTTTAACTATTAACAACAAGAAAATGAGTTTTCAGGTTTCTTATGTTAGAGAAGATGTAACAAGGAATGGTGCTTATTATGAAGTTTACCTAACTCCAATGAGGTAAGAATGTTTACCAATCTAATCCTATTTGGAATTCTTAATGAAATTCAAGATTATCTCGAATCTGATTTTTCTTTCCCTTTGTTAAATTCAACATATAATATGAACGGAAAAACATTTCAGAAATGTTACTATTACTCGCAAGACTTGCAGTTTGAACCTGATTTGTTAAAAAGAATAGGAATATCTGATAAACAAGAGTTCTTTGCTTTATTATTCAGAAGAAACTCTATTCAGTTGGAAAACTATCGAAGTTTTACTATAAGAGCTTATGACAAAGAATTTATCCAAACTTTAGTTGATTCAGGTTTACTTCCTAAAGACTATTCAGGAAAGGTTAGAATGGTTAATCTAACACTTCAAGTTAAACCTTATTCTAATGTAACAAGATATGTTTATGAATTTGAGGAAAACTTTTTACTTGATTGGGTAGGACACGGAAGCATCGATATTAATATTCCACTTAATAGTGAAGTAACTTTAACTACTAAGTTAGGTTACTCTTGTGAACCTTTCCAAGAGATATTAAAAGAAAATCCGTCTAAGAAAGTTTTTACAGGTAGTTTTGAAATTAATCTTGAATTTCCTTTGGTAAAACTTTCTGCTGAAAAGTATCCTTTGATTAAGGATATAAATGAAATTGTTTATGCTTAATAGGAGGAAATAATGGCTAAAAAAGAATCCAAATCAAAATCTGTTTTTCTTGTTAATCCTAACAATTTTCCTGTTACGGTTGAGTATGACGGTAAGTCAATAGTAATTTCTCCTAAACAGAAAGTAAAGGTTAGTGATGAATCTAAAGTAGGTAAATCTACTGGAAAACTAATTAAAGTCAATGCTTAATAGAATGCTTATTAGGAGGTAAAAATAATGTCTGCTCCTTTTGTTAATGTAGTAGAATGGGATTTGTCTCAAAGAGTTCCAGGTTTTCCTGGTGTTTATGGTGCAATGGTAATACCTGCTAAAAGAGGTGTAGTTGGAAAACCTGTTCTTATGACTTCTCAAACTCAATACCTTAAAACTTATACTTGGAAAGAAACAGTAGAAGTTGGAGATACAACAGCTCACTTTAGTGCTTTATCTTACCTTGAAGCGTCTAATAAACTTTGGGTAATAAGAGTAGCAAACCAAGCTAAATATGGTGGTGCTTTAATTTCTACTGGCCAAGATTTAGATGGTTCTGGTTCTCCAGAAACTACAACTGCTCTAACTTCTGGAGTTGAAGATCCTTTTGCATTCACTTTTCCTTCTAATGACTATGCTTTTGCTATATTTGGAGCTAATCCAGGAGAATGGAATAATAAAGTAGGGATTAAGATTTTTAACTATTCTACTTATCCTGATAAGGTTAAAGTTCCTAATGCTTTTCTTATAGAAGTATATGAGGAAGGAGATGAAGTTAATCCGGTAGAAACTTTTGTATGTTCAAGAGACCCTAATGCTAAAGACGGTTATGGAAGAAATATTTATATTGAAGAAGCTCTTAAATCTTCCAACTACATTCAAGCAGTAGATAACCTTGCAGTAGATAAGTCAATTAATCCTGAAGATGTTACTACCATACTTTGGCTTGGTGGTGGAGATGATGGACTTGCTGTAACTGATGCTGATATAGTTACAGCTCTTCAAACTCTCAAAAATCCTGATGACATACCTGTAACACTTCTTATGGATGCAGGTTGGGCAACTCCTGCTGTCCAACTCGAAATGCTCAAAATAGCAGAAGAAAGACAAGATTGTGTAGCTATTCTTTCTACACCTTATAGTGCTGAAGATTCAGCTAATTACCTTAATGAAATAGTAAATTATAGAAAGACCACTCTCAATGCTAATTCTTCTTATGGTGCTATTTATACTTCTCATGTTAAAATACTTGATAGATTTAACAATAGAGAAATTTACATTGATCCTACTGGATTTGTAGGTGGAATTATCTCTAAAACCGCTATGCAATTTGAAATTTGGTATCCACCTGCTGGTTGGAGAAGAGGAATTCTTAATGTTCTTGATGTAAGAAGAAGGTTTAGCAGAGGAGAAATGGATTATCTTTATGACAATGGAATTAACCCAATTAGGTTTAGACCTGGATATGGTATAGCTGTATGGGGTCAAAAGACTCTTCAAACTCTTCCATCTGCACTTGATAGGCTTAATGTCAGACTTCTTCTTATTGTTATTGAACCTGCTATTAAGAAAGCACTTGAATCTTTTGTATTTGAATTTAACGATGAAACTACAAGACTTCTTGTTAAATCTATGCTTGAGTCTTACTTGCAAAACATTAAGGCAAGAAGAGGTATTTACGACTTTATGGTTAAGTGTGATGAGGAGAATAACACCCCTGAAGATATAGATAACTATAGGTTAAATGTTTGGGTATTTATTCAACCAACCAAGTCTGCTGAATTTATCAAAGTTCCTATTATCATAACAAGGACTGGAGCTAATTTTGGTCAAATAGCTTCTACTCTTCTAGGAGGTTAATAGGGGTAGGAATGTCCTACCCTTTTCTTTAACTTGAAAAATGGAGGTTTAAATAATGGCAAGACCTACTCTTTCCCAACTAAGAGCTTTACCTGATAAAAGAACAACCTACCAATGGAATCTTACTTTTGAAACTTTTCCTTCTGCTGTTTCAACTAACTTATCATCTGAAGATATAAATCTTAGATGTATTTCTACAACAGCTCCCTCTAAGGAAGTTCAGAAGATTGAATATAACATAAGAGGATTCACACTTCACCAACCTGGAACTTATACAGTAAACTCCCCTATCGAATTTACTTTCATATCTCCTGTTGATATGAAGATTGAAGAATTCTTTAGGAATTGGAGAGAAGCCTGCACAGCTACTGATACAATGAATCATAAATCTATGGAAGAAGTTACTTGTAATATCATTATTACCCTCCTTGATAGAGAAGATAAGCCGATATGGAAGTATAAGCTGATTGGTTGTTGGCTTTCTAAATATGAAACAGGAGATTTAAATGCTGATAATGCAGTAGCTAATACTACTGCAACTATTGAATTTATAGATTTTGAAGATGGGGCTGTATAAGAGGGATAAGATATGAGACTTTCGATTTCTAAGTTGAGAGGGTTTATACCCTCTCGTTCTTATAAATGGGATATAAAATTTCAATCGTTACCTAATTCCAAAGTTCCTAATCCTCCTGACCCTTTTTCTGATTGGTTTCCTGCTGTGTCTTGTGAAGTAGATGAACAAAATTTTAGTGAGGGAGATTTTTCAGTAGGAGGATTTTCTTTTAGTTACCCATCAAATATTAGTCTGGGTTCAGTTTCATTATCTTTTATACCAGATGAAGAAGAGAAAATAGTTGATTGGTTAAAATATCAAGAAGATTTAAGAAAACAAGGTTATCTACTATCTGACTTAATAGTAGGATTGTATATTGTAAAGTATTCAGGTGATAATCAAATAGTTAGGTCTTATAATTTAATCGTATTTTTATCCTCAAATATAAAAAGGAGTTGGAATTCAGATAATAGTGTAGAAGTTATCCCAGTAGAATTCAAGATAGCTGGATTTCTTCAAAAGAAATGATTGGGATGAGGTTTTAGATGAAAGCATACACTAAAGAGGAATTTGTTAATCAAAAATCAATTCAACCGAGATTACCAGAATACAAAGTAAAAGATTTACCATCTAAGGGTATTTTCTATCCAAAAGGGTTTTCTATCAAGATTAGACCATATACATACGGGGAGATAAAATATATATCCCAATCTGATATTGGATTAAAAGACAAAATTAGGTTTATACTTGAGGGGGTAGTTACAGAAAATCTTGATAAAGAAGATTTAACTTTTTATGATTTCATCTTTCTCGGATTGCTTAGAAGATTATACTCTTTTGGAACTGAAGAATTAAAAATTACGATTACTTGTGAATGCGGTAACAGGATTGAAAAAGTTTTTGTTACTGAAGACATAGAATTTGAAGATATAAGTGTTAGTTCTTATAAGCCTATTAAGGTAGAGTATAACGGACAAATTTTGTTAATAGATGTCTTTAGGATAAAAGATATACTGAATTCAGATTACTCTTTTGATTCTTTATCAGAGGAAGACCAATTAGCTTTTCATATCAAGTCTTTACCATTTCAACAAGCTAAAGAATTTATATCCAATCTAATTCCTTTTGACTTACAAGAACTTGATAAAATTATTTCGAGTAGATTTTTCCATTACATAAAACCTTTCCAAATTAAATGTGACAAGTGCGGTAAAATAAATCAAGTTGACTTGATAGATGGGGTGGATTTAATTACTCCCTTTCGTAGAAGTGAAAGAACTTCTTCATTTAGAATACTTGACGATTAAATTTGGTTTTGCTGATGCTTATACTATTAACTTTCTTGACTATGCTACTCTTCTTTTCTTACACAAATTAGAGGCCGAATACAATGAAAAGAATAAGTCTTAGTAAACTCATACCAGAAACTACATCTTTGATAGTAAGGGAAACAAAAATAGTAATTGATAGGTTGATAGGAAAATCTGAAACAGAGAACCTTCATAGGCAGTTAGAACAGATTGCTTATAAGAACAAAGCTCTAATATCAGTTATTAAAGAACTTAAACTTTCTAAAGAACAAAGAGAAACAGTTAACAAAATCATACCTATTCTTGATAAGGTTTCTACAAATATTCTCAACCGAGAGAGGATTTCTAAGGAGGAAGCTGACAAATACATAAAAGCTACTGATAAACTCGTTCAAGTTCTTAATGAGCTTCCTGATAACCTATCAGCTTCTCTAAATCCTATTATCAGAACTCTTACTGAAGTTTTAAAGAATAGTAAAGTAAGCATTGAAACTAAATATCAAGTTTTTAAGGACACTTTAGATTCTCTTGTTGAACTTAATAAACTACCTAAAGAGCTTGAAAAGTATCGTGGAATTGATAAGGATACTTTTCTGAAGTATCAGAAGGATATTATCAAAACCCTTGCTGATAAAAGTCTTCTTCAACAGTTTAAACAAGAGGAAAAATTTAATGATTTGATAGCTAAGTTTGATGAGTTAACTAAATCGAAAGAATTATTTGAGAAGAAGAAAGATGAAAAGTCTTTAGCTCAAAAGTTTCTTGAAAGACCTTTACAACTTGCAAGAGGAAGAGGATTTCTTAGTGGAGCAGTTGAACTTGGTTTTTCAATGCTTGGAATGCCCGGAGTAGGGCAGTTAGTTGGAGATTTGTTAGAAGGAACGATAGGAGATTACTTATTCAAAGGTTTAGGAAAAGGGTTAAGGTTTGGAGGTAAGTTATTAAAACTTGGAGGAAACAAGTTATTAGGGAAAGTAGGAGGTAGGTTAGCATTATCTACATTACCTTCCTTGCTTCCATCTATTCCTGCATTAGCTAATAGTGGAATAGGGTTATTATCTAAAGGAGTTGGATTATTAGGAGGTGCTTCAAGAATACTACCTGGAGTAGGTTTATTAGCTACTGCTGGATATTCTCTTTACAAAGGGTTTAAAGGATGGCAAAGAGCTAATGAAATATTCGGAACTGATAAAGCTACTCTTGGCCAAAAAACTTCAGCTGGTATAGGAGGAGCTTTATCAGGTTTAACTTTTGGTCTTCTTCCTGAAGATACAGTTGCTAAGTTTGTTTACAAAATAGGGGATTTAGGAGTTGAGTTTTTCAAGAAAGTATTTGACTTTAACCCTATTTTACTAACAACTAAAGTTAGCAAGTATCTTTTTAACAAAGTTCAGGATTTTGGTTCAAGTATAGCTAATGGTTTATCTTCAGTAAAAGATTTTCTATGGAATAAGTTTACTTCAATAGGTAAGTGGTTAGAAAACACTTTCTATTTACCAAAAATACCTTCTTTACTTGAATTGATAAAGAATTTTTTAGGAAAGTTTTTACCTGGATTTAACCTGTTTGAAACTGCAAGTAAGGGTGTTAATTCTCTTCTTTCAAAAGGTATTTCTTCTGTAAAGTCATTCTTTGGGTTTGATAATGATAATAAGAATGAACCTAAAGCAGAAGTAGTTAATCATAAGTCAACTTCTACAGTAACTCAATCTGAAAAGGTTTATGTAGAAAAGTCAAAATCTTCTGAATCTAAAGTAACTCAACCAATTGTAGTTCAACAATCACAACAAGAGAAAAAAGAAACTCCAACTATACCAACTCAAAAAGAAATTGATAGTTATGGAATAGCATTTACTAATGCTTTGCTTTTTGATTAGGAGTAGTTATGTTAGAAATAGAAAAACTATATTCTGATCTTAAATATACAGTCCAGATTATAGCTCCTGGTCTTGGGAGCTATCTTTTTCTTTATTCTGGTCAGTTTACTTTTTCTGGTAGTGCTGAATTTACCACTATGTTTCAATCATCAAGAATAAATCAAATTAAGCAAATAGGAATTCAAGCTCAGCAAATAGCATCTGAGTTAGGTGTAAAAAATGCAAGTCAGTTAGGAGTAATAGAGACTGTTAATCAAACTTTGGCAATTTTTACAGGATATTCCAAACCAACTATTACAGTTCAGGTTTTAGATTATGCATATTCAAAAGATCACAATCCAGTAACAAGACTTAAACAACTTTTAAGGGCTGTTTATCCTGAAGTTGTTAATGAAGTAACAATTTCTAAACCATTTAACTATCAACCTGATCTTAAAAATCCTAAAAGTGCTAAAGGATTAGTAGGAGTTAGGGTTTCTACTTTCTTTGAAGCTCATTCTTTCTTTGTTATAAGAAATGTAAATCTATCCTTTTCACAAGAAATTTCTAAATATGGATTTCCAATTTATGGGACTGCTGAAATAACATTTGAACCTTACAAGTTACCTTCTTTTAGTGAAGTTCAATCTTGGTTCAAGTTTTAGGAGAAAAAGATGTATTTTATTAATCTCAACTATCAAGGAACACCTAAATATTCATTGGGGAGATTTTGTGAATATTTAGATGACTTATACGACGTCATTCCAAGTTATTTTCTTCAAAGATTAAGAAATTTACCTGTCAAAGGGTATCTAACAATAACTCCTGATTTGGAGTTTAGACCAGACTTACTTTCCTATAACCTTTATGGTGAAACTCAATATTGGTGGTTATTACTTTTCTATAACGATTTAATTAGTTTTGAAGATTTAGTTTCAGGGTTGGAAATAAAGTATTTTGATTTGGTTGATTTGGAATCTCTTTATCTCTCTTTGAAACCTTTAGAGTTAACCAGAGGATAATTCTATGATAAGACTTGAAAAACAGCAGTTTCTAAAGTTTGAATTAAAGGGTAATGATTTTATTGATACAGAAAACTTTATTAAGTTTGTAGTAATAGAAGAAGCAGGAAATTACTTACCCTCTTTTGAACTTGAATTCCTTACTCAAGATTTAGAGCTTCTAAAAGAATTCAAAGAAACTACTCCGATTAACCTTACTTTTGGATTTGATATTTCGGAATCTCTCCAATCTCAATTCTTAATATTGGAAAAAGAATATTCAAAAGTTGGTAATGCTTACAAAGTAAATGTTAAAGGAATATACAATTGTCCGAGTTACCTTTATCAATCAAGAATTAACTATTATGAAGATACTTCGATTAATGTTATAAAACAAGTTGTTTCAACTTCATTCAAAGAATCAGAATTTTCAACTCTTTCTTCAAAGGATAAGCAAGTATGGATTCAATACAATATTCCAGATAGAAAGTTTATAACTGAGGTTTGGTTACACTCTTACTTATCAGAAGACAATTTCCTATTAATAGGAATTACATCTTTTGGAAAGTTTAAATGTTTATCGTTTAAGGAGATTATTCAGAAACAACCTTGGAAAGCTTATGGAATTAACAAAACAAATCTATCAGAAAGAGAATTCATTTTTGATAGTGATATAAGAATAGAATCTAAAACAGGATTCATAAACAAACTTATAACCAATAGGGAAATAGTTACTTATGATAAACTTCAAAACTCTTATTCAAATGAAACATTACAGTTTCAACCTTTACTCGGTTTAACGACTGATATTGATTCTTCAACTCAACCCAAGTTTCAATCTTATAACCAAGTAGATACTGATAATGTTCATCCTAATTTCCCAAAAGCATATGAAAGGAACTTGGCTAATCTTCTATTACTAAGCAGAACTCAAATTGAATTATCTTATACAGCAACTTTTTATCCTCATGAAGTATTAGATCCTGTGTATGTAATTGATAGTCATCCTAAAACTAAAGGTTTTGAAGATTTGTATGCTGGACTATACATAGTAAGCAAGGTTGTAAGGATTTTTGCTAACAAGTCAATGAGAACAACTTTAACTTTAGTTAGAGATACTTTAAACCTTGACTAAAACAATCTCTCTCGTAAACATATTTGGCCATTATCAGACTTTCTACCCAATCTAAAGGGGTTATACTTAATTCAATCAAAACTCTCTTAAATCGGAAATATATTAACGGATAGGAAAGCAGATATGCTAATTAAACTCTACGATATTCTGCAAAAGAATGATTTACTCAGTAGGTTATGGATTGGTAAAGTTGTAAACAACAATGATCCAAAGAAACTTGGTAGAATCAAAGTTCAAATTCCACCACTCTTTCAAGGAATACCTACTGACAAACTTCCTTGGATTTCTCCAGTTAGACCTATTCTATTAGGAGGTAAATCTGATACTTCAAGTTTTAGTATTCCAGAACTAAACTCTTATGTAATAGTTAAGTTTGAAAAATCAATCTACAATGCTTATTACTTGGGAGAAATTCAATCTTTAGATACTCATCAATCTTTATTCAATGAAAACTACCCTTTCACTTATGGTTTTCTTGATTCAACAGGAACTTATCTTAAAATCAATAAGCAAACTAAAGTTACTGAATTTTATCACACTTCAGGAACTAAGATTACAATAGATGCTCAAGGTAATGTTACCATCAATATTCCATCTAACCAAACTATAACAGTAGGTAAAGATTCAAATATTACTATTCAAGGTAACTGTAATATATCTGTATCTGGTAATACTAATATTTCATCAGGAGGAGATATAACAATATCAGGTAGTTCCATTAACCTTAATTAACTTCTATTTTCAGTAGGTTTTACTTGATTTACAATACTTATTAGAGTTTCATAAAACTCAGAGGAATATATGAAAATAGCAAGAGTAGATGATATATTTGAAGGTTACTGTAAGATATGTGATACTAACGTAACAGGAAGAATAATAACAGGTTCTGATAATGTATTTGTTAATTCAAAAAGAGTAGCAAGAATAGATGATATAGTTCAAGCTACTTGTGGTCATATAGGAAGAATAATAACAGGTTCTAACTCTGTTAAGGTTAATGGTAGATATATAGCAATAAAAGGTTCTCAAGTAGATGGTGATATAGCTGGTTATATAGTAACAGGTTCTGATAATGTTTTCACTAATAGTTAACTCTCTCCATTTTCAGTAGGTTTTATAAGTATTACAATATTTATTAGAAGTTTATGAAATATTAATAGAGAGAAGAGAAATGGAAAAGGTTATATACAAGGATTTAAACAATAAAGCTAATCCTAATAATCCAACTTTAACTAATGAATATGCTGTATTTCAAGCATTAGATAATCTTCTCCTTACTAACATAGGAGAAAGACTGTTCTTACCAGAGTTTGGTTGTAAGTTAGAAGAGTTATTATTTCAACCAATAGATGAAATAACAGCTTTTGAGATTAAACATTACATTATAGAAGCTGTAAGGAGATGGGAACAAAGGGTAGAGTTAATATCTACTGAAGTAATTCCTAAACCAGATGATAATGCTTACGAGATAAGATTGATATTTAAGATAGTTGGATTGGAAGGTGAATATAAGTGGGAAAGGATAATACAAAGGTAACCAAAACAATCTCTGAGATTAACATATTTGGCCATTATCGGATTTTCTATCTAATCTAAAGGGTTTGTATTAGAGAATGGTTTTCTTCCCATATTCGCCAAATATATTAACGATAGAGGGATGAGGTATGATTAACCCAACTTCCGTTTCATATGAGGAAATTAAACAAGATTTACAAGACTACATTAATCAACTTTCTCAAACTGACTCATCTTGGAAAGACTTTTTTGAAACTTCTTCAGGACAAATCTTGATTGAATTGTTAGCAGGTTTTGGAGCTTTCCTTTTACACAAAACATATATAGCAAGAAGGGAAGCATATCTACATCAAGCCAAACTTCTCTCATCAGTAACTTCAATTGCAGAAGGTTTGTCTTATCCGGTTTATAAAGGAATTCCTCCTAAATTAGTTATAACAGTAACACCATCGGAAACTATTTCTTTTCCTAAATATTCAGTAATAGGTAATTTGGGAGATTATGACATTCTTTTAGGAGAAGACTTAGTTGCTAATGCAGGAGATACAGTTCAAGTAACAGCTTACATAGGTAAGTATGTAGAGGAAACTAAAAACATTCAAGTATCGTCTGACACAAGGAAATACATTTTTGTTAGGTTTACTCAACCTGTTTCAGAAGTATTTGACTTTGTAGTCAATGATACTCAAATCGAGTTTTCAACTAAAATTAAAGATTTAAGAGAGAAATGGGTATTGTTAACAAACTCTGAATTTAGCATTGATGCATTCAACCTTAATCTAAACGGAACTTATACATCATCTGATACAGTAACAATTAAAGGAATTTACTTTGACTACAAATCAATAGATTTTTCAAAAGCTAAACTTTATTATGACTATATGCGTATAACTGAAACTTTCAAAGCAACACCAAGAGATTCTGTTTCTACAATTCAAACAGTAGCTCCTTATTATGCTGATACTTCATTAATAGTGAGGGCAAGAGAAGATTATAAAAAACTCTTTTTAATCAAGTTCCCATACTTGAGAGATGTGGTAACTCACGATGACGAAACCAATCCTGGTATTGTTTATGTAACTTACTTAAAACAAGATTTATCTTTACTGACTGATTCAGAAAAAGATGAATTCCTTAATTATGTAGATGAATTAAGACCTATGGGAATTCCTCTACCTGAAATAGTTGATCCTTCAGAAATTCAAGTAAATCTTACTTTTAACATAAAACTTTCTTATCCTGTTTCTGATACATTGGTAAGAGAAGCAATAGAAAACTGTATTGAAACTTACTCAAAGTATTTAGGGAAAGACCTGAATCTTTACGATATGGAAAACTATCTTGAATCAAGGTATGACTTCATAAAAATAGCAAGAGTAACAAATAATGATGCAGGAACTTATACAGTAGATTGGAATAACTACATAAAAGTAGTTAATTACACTTTAAACTACATCTAGGGATTGAACAATGATTAGTTCAAAAAAGTTTTTGCCTGAAAATTTACAAGACCAAGAGCTTTTTCAAAAATTTACTACTTTACTTGATCAGGTAATACAAAAAGAAGACGAACTAATAAAACCACTTTTAAACAAACTTGATCCTGAAATAAGTAAAGAAGACATAGAAGATATATACAAGGAATTCGGATTTGATTACATTACTGATTTGTTATCGGTAGAAGAAACATCTGAAATCCTGGCAATTTACTTCTCTTTAATAAGAGCTTATAAAGGAAAAAGATCAGGACTTGAGCTTTTCTTTCAACTATTAGGGTGGAAGTATGAAATAAAAGAGTGGTGGGAATACGATCCTCCTAAAACTCCTTATACAGCAAATATTAATGTAGTTTTTAATATTGGTGATTTGAATTACAATCCTGATAGAACTCCAGTAGGAAAACTTCTTTACTTTATAAGAAACTATGTTTATCCTTTAGTTCACTTCACCATAACATTCTTACTTCAACCGCTAAACTATGGAATAGCATCAGCAGGAACTACAAATAGAAGATTTGAAGCTCTGAGAATAGATCAACTTGCATTAATCTTGAATGCAAGTTCTTCAAAAGTAACTTATTTGTCTGTTTTGGAGGGATAAATGGCTATTACAGGAATTATAACTAATGAAGGTTTATCTAAAGCCATACAGGCTTCTGGTAATCAAGGTTGGTATATAAAGTTAGGAAAGTTTTATGTTTCTGATGTTTTAGGTGAGTTGGATACTAACAGAACTATATCTGATATGAATCCAACTTGGTATTCTGCTGAAATATCAGCAATTGATGTTTTGTCTCCCCAAGTTCTTCAACTTCACTTAACTATACCTGTTAATGTTACTACCGAAGTAAAAAACATTGCTGAGATTTACATTACTGCTTTTAATCCTGATACATCTGAGGAATTTCTCTTTTCTATTCAGCAAGCTAATCCTCAAATTCAATATGATCCATCCGGTTCAATATCAATACTTACTCAGATTAAAATTCAGAACTTAGACTTAACAGATGTATTTGAATTTACCTTTACTTATGCTCAAGATATAGAGGATCATAACTCTGATCCAAATGCCCATCCTCATATAAGGAATGCTCTAAAGAAAGCAGGTATATTCATTAATAACTCTGAAGATTATTCAAGTTTTACTTATGTAGGTCAGTTTTGGGATGAAAAAGCTGTATTTGATTCATCTGTAACTGACGGAATGTTAGTTTATAGAGGAACAGACGGTAAGTATTATCCAGCTATTGCTGATGGAACAGAAAAGTCAAAAGTAGTAGGATATGCTGATGTAACAAACGGAAAAGTTATTGTATCTGGTTTAATTCAAACTTCATTGACTTATAATGCAGGAACTGATCTTTATCTTTCTGATTCCAATCTCGGCCAGTTTACGAATAGTCCTACTCCTGTAAAAGTAGGTCTTTCACTTGGAAACGGTTTAATTCTACTTGGAACTGTTGGAGGTTCAGGGCAAGGAGGAAAAGGAGATGTAACTTTTGAAGATTTAGAGTATTATTCTCTCCTCTTAGATTCACCTTTTCAAGATATGTACTATGATAAGTTAACCGAAGATTCTCTTAATGTGGTTAGTGGTAATGCCAGTTATGATAAGTATAATGATAAATATATTGTTCAATCAGGAACAACATTAGAAACTGATAACTTATTAAATCTTGATGAAAATGATTATAGGTTTTTAGTTCATATTGATTCAACCGAAACTCCAAGCAATGTAGAATATTCAATAGATGACGGTGTAACTTGGAATACTTGTGAACCTGATAAAATTGTTACCGTATCAACAGGATTTAAGAGAATCAAATTTAGATTTATTTTTGACAAGGATTGTGAATTAAATAGCTATGGTGTTCTCTATCATTATGGAATACCTGAAGATGCATATTCTTCTGATACAAGAATGTTTGAGATTCTAAATGTAGATGAAGATAAACCTGAAAATACTGTTATTACTTTACCTAATGGAGCTACTTACACTCCTGATGGAAAATCTCTTGAAGTTTACCTTAACCGCGCGCGATTAATTCCTAATATCGATTATGAAGAAGTGGATAATAGAAAAGTTAAATTTAAACTTCCTTTACATAAAGATGATACAATTGTCTTTACTGAAAAATTTGGTTATGTTGATGTTTCAGAAGAAAACCACACCAAACTTCAACACCTAACACCAAGTTGGACCGATAATTATGCTGATTATATTGTATTAAGGGATCAATCAACAGGTAAACTTTACAAGATATACATTGATAATGATAACTTGAAATTTGAACCTTTAGAATAAGGAGTTAGAAGATGAGCACAGTTGCAAAGAATGATTTAACAAATGTAGATAAACATACAATTTATGATAAGATTCAGGACTTGTTAGATTTTGCAAAAGTGGATCTAAGTAATGTTAATGATTCTGATATTCTTAACAAACTTAAAAATGTTGATGGTGAGGGAAGTGGACTCGATGCCGACCTGTTGAGAGGATTGCCCGCTGATTTTAGTTGTGATTTAAGTGAAAATGGTTATACGAGGCTGCCTAATGGGTTGATTATTCAATGGGGATATTATAGTAGCGATTCTAGTGGAACATTTATTGTAACGTTACCTATCGCATTTCCAAACGAATGTTTATTTGTCTTAGGTTACTCTGGAACAGCACTTCCAGATACAGAAGATACATATTCTGGGTCTGCAAGTAAATACAGTAACAGCCAGATAAAGGTTACTGTTGATGACGGTTATCCCACAGCATGGTTAGCAATAGGTTATTAGGGAGGCAAAAATGAAATACGCAATTTTCGACGAAAAAGGCTTACCGAAAGGTTTTTATTCTCCCGATATTCACTCAAATATACCTGAGAACGCAGTTGAAATAACCGATGAACAATGGAGAGAATTTATAAACAATCAAGGCAAAAGAGCTTGGGATTTTAAAACTAAACAGGTTATTGATATAACTGATAAAGTTTGGGACGATGAAAACAAACAATGGCGTGATAAAACGGAACAAGAAATTATAGCTGAAAAGAAAAACATCCTCCTTAACCAACTTAATAGTAACACAACTTCATATATTCTCCAACATTACCCTGATATTAAACAAAAGTCTGATTTAGCTGATAAGGAATTCTATACAACATTACTCATCAACAAACTATCATTAACTGCAAATGAAATTGCGAACAGAGTTTATAATGCATCTGCCAACATTCTATCAGGAATTTCAACCTTGCAAGATGAAGTAGAAAAGTTATCAAAAGATAAAGATGGCAATGAAATTACCTTTGATTGGAATGGTCAAACTGTATCAACAAAACTACCTTGGGAACAACTCATAAAAGTTGGAGTAAGAACAGGTTGGGTTCAATTAGTTAAACAAAAGTATTATGAGATTAAGAGACAAATTGAAGATATGTCAAGCTTAAAGGAATTAGAGAAATTTAACTTGGGTGATATTGAATTCCCTGAATTTCCAAAATTTTAATATTTTGACTTTGAGGGAGTAAAAGATGAATAAGTTAGATAGTAGGTTTATAGTTACCCCTAACCAATTTAAAAATAGAATTATAAACGGTGATTTTCAAATATGGCAGAGAGGTACTTCTTTTAGTTTTGAAAGTAGTAGTTCTGATAATACTGCAACTATTGGATATACTGCTGATAGGATTGAGAGTTTTAATGTATCAGCTGGGGGTAGATTTACTGTTACTAAAGGTAATTTAGGTGGATTTAATTCATTTAAAGTTACTGTAGATACTCCTCCTGATAACTTATCATCAGATGGTGGTGTTACTAGATATTGGGTTCCTTTTATATATACATTTGAAGGCCAGCACTTATATGATTTAGCAAGTAATAAGAAAGTTGTTACTATAAGTTTTTTATTTAAATCTAATGTGTCAGGGAATTTTAGTGTATCATTAAGAAATTTAAGTTATTATGGTCAAACTGGAAGTTGGGATACCACAAAGAATGATTACTATGTTACATACTTTACCTATGACGGCTCAGAAACTCCTAAAAAAGTGATTATAACAATTCCATTAAATTATAATTGGACTTATGGTATTTTTAATGATGAAAAAGCTGGCTTCGATTTAACTATTGCACCAATAGGCGATTATGCTAAAACATCTACAATAAATACTTGGTTTACTGGTTCTACTCACGATACTTATATTTATGAAAATTATACAAATTGGGCATCGCAAGCTGGTAATTATATTGAAATTACCCAACTTCAACTTGAAGAAGGTTCAGAAGCAACTGACTTTGAGTATGTTCCATATGATATTCAGCTATTAAGGTGTATGAGGTATTATGAAAAAATAAAATGCGAGAATTCTATTGCTGTTAGTGGTGAAGTAAATAATCAATGGCAAACACAAGTGTTTTCTTTTAAAGTTAAAAAAAGAACTATACCAAGCGTTTCTCTTTTAACAGTTACATTTGATACAAGTAATTCAAAGTTTACATTTGATATTATTGAAGCGACTACTGATGGAGTTTCTTTTCTTACAAATTCGGGCCCAGATAGCTCATCAAAACCAGTTGACATAATAGAAGGACCTATTATTATCGAAGCAGACGCAGAACTTTAACTTTCTTGTTACTAAACAATACTTTTTGGAGGATTAATAATGAACTCTTCCCAAATCCTTTCAGTTAAGGAAGTTAGAGATATAGTTTGTCAATTCAAAACAATTATCCTTGAAGACGGTTCAACTAAAAAAGTTTTTGAGAAATTTTCAGACTTGAAAGGTTATAAACTTGTTATAAAACAAGGTAACCAAGAAGTAACCTACTTTGTTCCTATTGATTCTACAAATTCTCATTATCAACTAATCCAGCAATGGATAAAAGAAGGTAACACACCTGAACCTGCCTATACCGATGAGGAAATTTTACAAGAAGTTAGAAACAGAAAGATTAAAGAACTTAAAAGAATTCGCCAGCAAAAAGTTGATAGCATAGTTGTTACCCTTAATTCAGGTGAAGTTCTTGACGGTGATGAGGTTTCCCAAGATAGAATGAATAGGGCGGTTGCAGGGTTACCTGATGATAAAACCGAATTACCTTGGATTGACCACAACAATAATTTAATCAAATTAACCAAACCTAAATTCCTTGAAGCTCTCCAAAAAGCAGGTCAAGCTATGACCGAAATTTATGTTATATATCAAAAGTTAAGAGATAAAGTTAATTCAGCTAGAACACCTGAAGAAGTTGTTGCAATAGAATGGGAATAATTTTGGAGGGTATAAATGTTCATTAAAAAAGAAGGCAAGAAGCTATCAAAAGTTTACATAAAGAAAGAAGTTGAGTTAAAAGGTGAAATATGTTGTATGGCAGATTTGATACCTAGACCTGTTTTTGAATCACCTGTTGATGGTTCTTCAGGTTTCAAAGGAGCATTAAAACTAAAATCCTTTTCTTCCTCTTCATTTCTGGATGCTAAACTTGAGGCTACTGATTGGGAGATATCATCTGACTATGACTTTAAAAATATTATAGCTTCAAGTTACAATGATAAAGGTAATTTGTTAACTTTCTCAATACCCAATATTGAACCTAACAAAACATATTTTGCAAGAGCAAGATTTAGATTTTCACATCATCTATCAGGTTGGTCAAGACCTGTTAGGTTTACAACGGCAAATTCTTTTATTGAAACACCTGTTATTACCTGTCTTAATAATTCTCCTAATGCAGAATTCAAACTTTCACCTTTTAGAGCTATCGGATTCTCTGATGAATGGGATTATACGGAATGGCAAATAACAGATACTCTAGATGCTTTTACGAGTTCAACATCTACTTCATCAGGATTTTTCTATGGTTCTGGAGGTTCACCAACTTTTATAAGCGGTACTGTAGGTGAAGGTGAAAACCCTCAATTATTTAAAGTAACTGATGATTTTGTTTTGTCCCCAAATAAAACTTATTATGTAAGAGCGAAGTATCACGGGAAAAGTGGAGAAGTATCAGAATGGTCTCCGATTTATGTTTTGAAAACAAGACTTTATCGTTTAGATGACAATTTACCAAATCAAGTTACAGAAAACTCAATTTTAAGGATAAAAGTAACCCGTGAGGGTGGTAGTGAATTCTGTCCTGATTATTATGATTTAAAAGTAGAAGTATCTCAAGGTGATGTTAAGATTCACAATGATATGTCTTTCACTTGGTTTATTCCTGAAGGCGTTAATAAAGTTACCATAAGTGTATGGGTAAACAACAAAGATACTGGTTTAATAATGTCTGAAAAGTTAACAAAAACTATTACTGTCGTAAACCTTGAAGAGCTTAAAGGCGATACAGCTGTTAGCGTTTCGAATTTTAAAGATGCTACCGAATACAACGATGGTTGGGATTTAACTGCATAAACTAAACTGGAGGATTCCTATGAAAGCACTTAAAGGTGGTTGGAAATCCCTTTACATAATAACTTCAAAAACAACAAAAGATGATTTGTATGTTTTCGATAAAATTACTACTGAAGATAAGTTAGTTGCTGATTCTGATGGTTTTGTTGAGTTTACTCCTTCGAGTGTGGATGTTTCGGATTTTTTAAATACTCTTGATATTTTTGGTGACGGTAGTTGTATAGCTTGTTATACCTTTGATGGTAATGCGAATGATCTTTCAGGAAACTATAATGGGACTTGGAACGGTAATGAGCAATATGATATAGGGAAATTTGGGCAAGCAGCAAAATTTGATGGAAGTAGTTATATAAACACTGGTTTAGATTTGAATGATAATTTGGTGTCTTTATCTTTTTGGATTAATACGATAGAATACAAAGACCAATTTATTATGGGAACTGATGATAACTCATCAACGACAAGAAATTTCAGAATACTTTTATGGTCAAGTAATGGAATTGATAATGAATTACAAATATGGTTTGGAGGTGATACTGATTGCAAAGAATACTATACACATTTCCAAATTGTTCCTAAAAATTGGTATCATATTTACTTTGTTGTTGATGTAAACAATTCAGTTTCAAAAATTTATGTTAATGGAAATTTAGTAAAAACTATGAATGATATTTATTCTGGTTTTGATACTTTAGTTATTGGGGATGCAGGAACAGCATCATCATCGTACAAACTTTCAGGTCTTATCGACCAAGTTCGCATATTTAACCGAGCTTTAATCGAAGAAGAAATCAAAATTCTTTACAATGGCGAAAAATATTATCATTGTCAACTTCCTTCTTCTTTAAACAAAGCACCAACTAAAGTATTTAAGAAAGCATCTCCATCTATTTGGGTTTCTAAAGTTTTTGAGCAAGAATCTGGTGAAAATGATTGGTATCAGTATCAAGCAGAAGTTAAAGAAAAACCTGAAGAAGTCAAAATAATTTCAGCAACAAAAGATGAAATTAAAACCCCTGAAATTATCATAAAAGGTGAGAAACTTTTACTTTACTCTGATGAAAAAATTGTTGAAAAGAGTGTAGATAGTTATCCTGAAACTATTAATACCGTTAATGTTTTAGATATTTTTGGTGATGGTAGCTGTATAGCTTGCTATCCTTTTAATGGTAATGCGAATGATTTAGGTGGTAATTACAATGGAAGTTGGAGTGGGAATGAGCAATATAGTAGTGGAAAATTTGGGCAAGCAGCAAAGTTTGATGGAACATCTGGAACTGGTGTAATTATACCTCCTCCTACTACTTCCTTTAATTTTTCTATATCTTTTTGGGTAAAAACTTCAAATGCAGAGGTTGGAGATTTAGATGCAACTAATACTATAATAGGATTGGATAAAAACGCCCAATACACTAATGATTTCTGTGTAGGGTTAGCTAAAGGAAAACTAAAAGTATGTGTTGAGACAAATACTGATGGTGATAAAGTTTTCGATACTGGAAAATTTATTGCGAACAACGAGTGGCATCTTGTTGTTGTTAATTTTAATGTTGCTAAAGATGGAAGTTTTGATGTTTTTGTAGACGGTGTTTGGGTATATTCAAATAGTGTTACAGCAACACCTTCTATGGAATCTTATAATTGGGGTATAGGTTGTTTGGCACAAGATGGATCAGTATATACTGGACAAAATTCGACTTTTCACGGTCTCATTGACCAAGTCAGAATATTCAACAAACCTTTAACTGAAGATGAGATAAAAGCCCTTTACAATGAAAAACTTTATAAAGTGAACATCTCCTCCTTCAACCTTACTAATCCTCCTGAAAAAGCGTGGAAAGAACCAACAAAAGTTTATGTAGCTATGGAATCTACGCCTGATAGATGTTTATGGAAAGATGAAGACTTATCTGACCAAATTCTAAATTCAACAACAGATTCTATTGAAGTTGTTGATAGTAGGAAGAATATAATTCTACCCAAAGACATCATTATAATTGATAGTGATAAGGAAATTGAGGTTGAAAATGTAACTTTAACTGATTCAACTCAAATCCTTGATATTTTTGGTGATGGAAGTTGTATCGCAACATACACATTTGATGGAAACGCAGATGACCTTTCAGGAAACTATAATGGGAGTTGGAATGGTAATGAACAGTATGATGTAGGGAAATTTGGTCAATCAGCAAAGTTTGATGGGAATAGTTATATAAACACCAATATCAGTAATTTCCCATCAACAGTAACACTTTCATTATGGTTTAAACAAAGTGCAATTGATACATCTACTCATCATTGTTTATTCTGTTTTTCTAAAGATGGCAAAAATACTTTGAATTTGTGGCAGTATGCTACTGATACTAAGAAGAAAATGTATTTTGATATTAATGATAGTCATATCGAATCTCTTCCCAAATTCTACGAAGATAATATATGGCATCATTTAGTTATCGTTTCATCAGGTAAGGTTTACATAGATGGTGAAAAAGTTTTAGATATACCTTCAGTTGACTTATCAGTTGTAAATAAGCCTTTATTAATTGGAGCTGATTGGGACTCTGATAAAGATAATCCTAATGATTTTGTCAGTTCAGGGACTTATATAGACCAAATTAGAATCTTTAACCGTGCTTTATCAGAAAAAGAAGTTAAAATTCTCTACAATGAAGGCTACAAACACCTTATCAATATTCCAACTCAATCTTCTGCACCAACAAAACTTATCGTTCCCGATAGAACAATTGAACAAACTCTCTTAACTAGAGAGTATGATGAAACAAACAATATCATTAAATCTACTTACAAGACTGCTAGGAAGAATGGAAGAGCAATTAGAGTAAAACTTGAAGGTAACAAAGATACATTAGTAAATAATTTAAAAGTTAACCTGTGGACAGGTGAGTAACTCTCACCTGTCCTTCCTATTACAAATTTGGGGGACAATAATGGCTTTTAAAATAGAAAAGAAACAAGTTAAACCTTTTATGTTCAAAAAAGTTATCAAAGAAATCCCAGATGAAAAACCTTATAGTCATAAGAAATATCAACTACGTTACAAAATAAATGAAGAAGTTTTTGATATACATGATTCAGTTGCTGATAATGCCAAAATGATTTCACTTATATTTGCTTTACTTACCAGAATTTGGGAAGCTATTCCTAATGATATTAAAGATAAAATGGATAAAGAAACAAGAGAAATGGTTGAATATGCATTCCAGAAATACCATTCCATTCAAACTAGAGCTGATGTCGAATTTTTGATAAATGGTAAAGAATTGATAGATAAGCTTATGGATAGGCAAGATAAGATTGGTAAGCTCTTTAAAGAGATTTATGGTATTGAGAAGTAATAAGTATAAGTTTGCAAATAAAGATTAGATAATTCATTTCGTAAATATCATAAATGAGGTAAGCTATGAGTCTTGGACAGTTTTTCTTTAAAAATAGCTCAAGAAGCAGTAGTGTTTCTTTACCAGAAGGTGTAAAATTTGCTCCAGATGGGTCTATTAGATTTGTAGGTAATGCTACAGTATTTTCAGATCAAGTTACTCATAACATAACTCCAAACAATGAAGTTGTTGAATATGTACTTTCAGCTTCTGAAACTGAGGTAAATGTTGATTATGGTATACTTGATAATAAGGTTTATGTTAAGGTAAAAGGATTAAACCCTGGAGAAAAGATTTATTATTATTTTACTAAGTCAAATTCGGGGAAACCTAGAAATGATAAAGTCTTTTTCTGGTATGATGACTTTGAGAGTTATAATACTACTGATGACTTGAAAAAGAGATACTCTACAGGTGGACATAAACCTTGGCTTGTAGATACAAATATAAGGTATACTGGAACTAGATCAGTATGTTCTGATCCTAGCATAACAGACAATCAAAATAGTTATCTTCAATTTTCAATAGATATACCAGAAGATGCAATAATTTCTTTTTATCAAAAAGTAAGTTCAGAGCGTAGTTATGACTATCTCAGATTCTATATAGACAATAGTCAAATTTTAGCTATTTCAGGAGAAGTAAACTGGACTAAGTTTGAAAATCAAGTAAATAAAGGAATGCATACATTTAAATGGATGTATACTAAAGACGGTTCAGTTACTAGAGGTGCAGATAAAGGTTGGATTGACAACTTGGTTATTCGTTCAGCTTTAGATTCTCTATATACTGAAGTTAAAGAACTTTCTCCAGGACAATATGAAGTAACAATAATAAATGACACTTCTGAAATTATTAGTGATGCTCAAATCAAGATACCAGGTTTACCTGTTGATAATTATATGGTTATAATGAAATCCATAACTCCAGCATTAACAACTATAGCATTTCCTCCAGATAAGATTTCTTCTATTCAGTTCTATACACAGTTTTCCCACGACATAAGAATAGGAAGCTCTTGTAGATTCCATTTACATACTTTTATTCCACCTGATGCTACTCCAGGTAAGGTTAAACTTCAACTTGAGTGGAAAACTTTACCTGTAGAAAGAGTTATTGGAGATGAAAGGATTACTAAAGGAAATTTCTCAACTTCTACTCATAAAATTACTAAAGTATTTGAGATAACTGAAGATGATATAGGTAAACATATAGTTCTAAATTTTGGTGAAATAGATAAAGTATTTTCTATTTCACAGATAATTTTTCATAGACTAACAAGACTTGGAACTCATGAGGAAGATACTTTTGACTATGAAATACCTATACTATTTGTTGATTGGCATACTGAGATAGACTCACTTGGTTCTCAGGATGAATTCATAAAGTGAGGTGTTGAAATGACTGAAAGAGAATCTATCTTATCTCAACTTACTACAAGTTTTATCCATCGTTATTATCCAGAATGGAAACAAAGGAGTGATAATACAGATTGGAAACTTCATACTACAAGATTAGTTACATATTCGGAAGGTAAGCTTACTACTGATCAAATAGGTAAGCTCATATACATATCTTCTGCTAAAATTCTTGAAGGAAAATCTGATTTTAAAACTGAACTTGATAACCTTTGTCAAGAATTCAATTTAAGAGAAAGTTGGGAACAGTTGCTTAAAGTTGGAATTAGAACAGGTTGGGTAAACATTATTAAACAAATGCATTATAGAATTCTCAATGATCTATCAATACCAGATACAAAACTTTACTTTGCTGTAAGACAATCTTATATCCCTCTTACCAAGTTTCTACCTTAATGGGAGGTTATTATGATTCAAGTTTTTAATAAAAATGGTGAAAAAATTGCTGAATCCGATAGTAGTATTTCAGTAGAAATAGAAAATTCTAGAAGGGATTGTATGGTCTACATTGATTATATTAAAGGTAGTGAAGATTCTATTACTGTTTCTTTTGGAGCTAAAGAAGTTACCACAGGTGAAATATTTCCTATTCAGCAAGATGATGGTTCAAAACTAATTAACTATGAGAGAATTTTAGATCGTGGGAAATATAGAATTTATATTCCTATGGCAGAAAATGAAGAAGCTTTACAGGTTAATATAACTATGAATGGTGATTTGTCTTCTGAAGGAAATGTTAAGGTATGGGTTATTCCAATATATCAAACTTTCTAAGAGGTTAAAATGTCTTTTTTGCTGAAATTGCTTTTTAGTAGAACTGGTATAGCTTTGCTTTCATCATTGTTTATTTGGGCTGAATTGACTTACTTTAAAGTTAAGACTGAGTATCTTCAAAACAAGATTATTACTCTTAAATCTGAGATAAAACAGAAACAAACTCTTATTAACAACTTGAATTCTCAAATTGAGCTTATTCAAGCTCAGCTTTCATCTTGTTACTCTACTTATGAATCATATAAACAATCTTGTGAAAAAATTTTAAGGGAAAGAGATAACTTGATTACTAAATTGGCTAAACTTAAGTCAACTGTTCATAGGTTAGAACATACCAATAAAGTTTTAAGAAATCAAATTATCAAGGTAGAAGTGAATCCTACTGATGAGGTTTCTAATGTCTTACAGTTCAAGAATATTTATGACAATTCTATTTCTGTTGATAGTAATACTAATGTTAAGTAGTTGTGGAAGTGTTCAACAACCACAAGTTATCTATAAAACTAAAGTTGTTTATAAGTGTGACTTACCCAAACTTCCTAATCCTCCCAAACCTCCAAAGGTAAACCTGTATAAAGTTGAAAACCAAAATAAGATTTACTATTGCTATGATTCTGATTCTGCTACCGAAGTTGCTAAATACTTAACAGTCTTACTTGAATATGTAAAAACCTGTCATCTTATCACTCAACAAGGAGTATCAAATGGAACTGATAGATTTTCTCGATAAAGCTATCAATGAGTATCCCACTTGGAAACTAATGGTAGTTTCTCTTAGTATAGGAATAGGTGGAGTAATCGGATTTCTTATTACAAGAACTTTTTATTCTTTCATAGTTAAGTTGTTTACAATGAAACCTAAATCTGAAGACCACTCAGATAAAGTTATTGATTTGCAGTTTAAAAATCTTGAAACTCTTATCAACAGTTTAGAAGAACTTATCAAGTCCAAAGAAAAACTTGACAATAAAAGTAATGAACTCATATTAGAAAAGTTGAATGAGATAAAAAAACTTGCTGAGAAACTTCATGAAAAATTTGACAAAGAATTTCACACTAAACTTGATGAGATATCCGACAAAATCAACAATATCTCCTGGAGGAGCTAATGTCCTGTTCTAAATCCTGTAACTTGGACTTCTGTTCTGCAACTGATATTACTAACATAGTCAAGCAAATTCATTTTCCACCTATTCCTAATACTGATAATTTTACTAAAGTTGACCAAGATTTAAGGTTAACAACAGCAGGTTCAAGGTGGCTGTCAATAATAGCTAAAACGATTAGTAATATTCTACTCGAACTTAGATATTGCAAGATAAAATTCCATCCTACTACTTATATGATAATAAGAGTTAAGTATTCTCTTTGGAGTCTTTGGTATCATCAAATAATGAATTACTTTTCTACACTTACTTATTATCCTTGTGATGGTTATCCTGAAGTGATTTTACAATCAGCTAAAGATATAGAGAAAAGATATACTGAGGAGTTGGTAAAACAAGATGGGGAAATTGTAAAATACTTTTTAGAATTGCATAGTCAAATATTCAAAGTATTTTACAAGAGAATAGACGAAATTCTAAATAAAGATTTACCTAAAGATGAAATTCTTGACAATATAGGGATGCTTTTATCAGGAGGATTAGCATATTCAGTATGCGAAGCGACTTCAATAGACACTTTCATACAAGATTGTCCTCATATCTTTATACTACCTGAAGTATTTTACCTAAATAAAGAAATTAACATATTTAAACTTTTACACAAGTCTTTCCCGAATCAAAAGTTTAAGATATACTATATCAATCCGAGTCCTGAAACTCGAACAATTGTTAAGTGGTATTTGGAACAAGAGAATTTACTTGATTATGCAGTAACTTATTAAAGGAGACAGTTATGGAAAACCTTAATCCTATTGAAATGTTAACTATTTCTAAACTACTTGGATTAGTCTTGTTTATTATTACAGCTCTTACTACTGTATTTTTAACAAGGTTGGCAGTTCTTTCAATCTTTAAGAAAGAATTTGAGATTATTCATAAGAAAGTTTTCGAAGAAGGAAATATCGCAGTAGCTATTTATTCAGGATTAATCATAGGATTGATAGCTTTAGGATTAATCTATGCTTTCACAAACTTTATGCTTTAGGTAGAAAGTTATGAGAAAGTCAATTCTAATCTTTCTTATTTGGCTGTTTATGGGATTTTTCAATATTTCTCAAGGGTTAACTATTGACCAAGTAATAAACAACCATAAATACGATATATATTTCCAAAGGTATGGTAAAAGATATTTCTGGTGGTTGGATTGGAGATGGTTTAAAGCTCAGGCAATTCAAGAAAGTTTATTAAACCCTAAAGCTAAGAGTTATGTAGGTGCTTTAGGATTAATGCAAATAATGCCTGAAACGGGAAAATGGTTAGGTATTAAAAACCCTAATCTTCTCCTTATTCCAGAAATAAATATAGCAACTGGTATTAAATATAATTGGATAATTGCGAAGTGGTGGAGGAAGAGATTTAGAAGACTTGAATACTTAGAAAAACTTAATTACATATTTGCTTCTTATAATGCAGGAATGGGTTGGGTTTACAAATCGTGGAAAGATGCTGGAAGACCTTATTATTGGAGGGAGTTTAGAGACAATTTATGTAAGTTTACTGGTAGGCATTGTAGGGAAACTATTACCTATGTGAATAGAATTAATTACTACTATTGGTTTAAATTGAGGAGTATAAAATGAAGTGTTTAACTCATTTTAGTTTCTTTCTTATTAGACTTCCTTTCACCCCAATTAAAAAGATTTTGAGTTTCCTTTTGTTTCCATTGGTATACCCTCTTAGGTATACCATTTGGAGGTCCACTAATGCTTATACTGAAACAAGATGGGAAATTGAAAAAGTAGTCAAGTATAATAAAGGAATCAAACTTTTCATTTGGTTTTTCTTTGATGACTCTATTTATAGTGATTATGGAGTTGATTTCCATCCTACAAAGCATAAGTCAAGATTAGTAGAGTTATTGTGTAAGTATATTTTTAGAGAGAATAAAACGATTTGTAACTTTCTAAGGTCTTGGTATTGGGCAGGATGGAGAAACTCGTCTAATAATCTTAGTCATTATCTTGCTGAAGTTTGGATAGGAAAATACAAAGGTTTAGCTAAAAACTGTATTAAGAATAAATACATTACTTATGAAATTCGAAAATTTACTTATACTGAAAGACCTTACCTTGAAATAAGGTTTAGAATAGGTAAAAGAAAATGTTATGCAAATATAGGATGGTTAAAATCAGGCAAATTTGAAGGTATTAAACTGAGGTGTAAAAATGAAACTTAAAACACCACAACTTCAACAAGTTTTAAAATTCTCTTCAGAACCTTACCAAATTAGAGTAATATTTTTTGAGGGATTATCATTAATATCTAAACTAATTAGATGGTTTACAAGAAGTAAATTCTCTCATGTAGGATTTGACTTAGACAATTATTACAGAGTGGAAGCCTGGGAAAATACACGAAATAAAAGATTTGGTATATTTGGAGCTAAATGGCAACTTACTACTTCCAGTTTTCATACCAGAGGAACACCTTACACTATTCTTGCAAAAGAAGTAAAATTTGATTTGTATATAGAATATCTAAAGGTATTGGATTTTATTTGTCAAGCAGGATTACCTTATGACTGGATGGAAATAATTAAATTTATTACCAAAGGTAAAGAATCTGAACCAAACGGCAAATTTGTATGTTCTACTGGAACTTGTTTTATTCTTCAGTACTTAGATGTTTTACCAAGTGAAATCCCTTACTGGAGACAATCTCCAGAAGATGTTTATGAGTTATGTTTAGCTAATGGATTTAGAGTAATTGAAAAAGGAAAGATTAGTTAAATCTAACTATATTAGTTTTACTAACTAAAAACAAAAGGGAGGAATAATGAACTTCAAAGAATTACTTAAAAAAGCAAAGAAATATGTTAAAAAGCCAATTCCAATTAAAGCTATTCAAATGGAACAAGATTTTGAAGTGGAAACTTTAGAAGGATTAATGAAAGGAAGAGCTGGTGATTATTTGGTGGAGGGTGTAGATGGAGAGTTATATCCTTGCAGGAGGGAAATATTTGAAGAGACATATATCTGTGTAGATGAATATAAGAAAGGATTCATTTTTCTTAATGATGAGGATATGTCAATATTAAATTTGCCTTTTATAGCTAAGTATTTCCTTAGAATTGGAGACAATGGGTATAATCATTTTTATATTGAAGTTTCTGTGAATGGAAATGTTTATAAACTTGACTTCTTTTATCCTGATAAAGTACCAATGCTTCAAGATAAAGAATTTGTAAGAATTATGATAGCTAGGTATTTTAGAAATCAAGTAATGGATGAAAGTAAAGAATGAAGAATTGGTTTTGTTTAGGTAATTAAAGAGGCCGAAACCTAATCGGCCTCTTTTCCAAAGTTTAACTTATATCCTTAATAATATCTCTTACTTTCCTAATTTTTCTTAAAACCATTTTCCTATACTTCTTTCCAAACCAATCTTTTCCGTAATATCTTTCAATTGCCTTTTCCCAACTCCCCTCTTTTTCATAGTAATATCTAAGTATATATGTACCTACTTCTATATTTATTTGAGGATACCACAATACTTCTTCTGGAATGTTAAGTTTCTTAGTCCATACTTCAGGGTTAATTTGCATTATTCCAATACAACCTGCACTTGAAACAACATTTACTTTAAAATGACTCTCTTGCCAGGCTACTGCTAGTATTACTTCAACAGGAACTGAATACTTGTTAGATGATTGTATAATAGTTTTAGATATGACTTTAACTAAATGATTGGGAAGATAAGGGTTAACTTCTTTTATAAAGAGACTCAATTTCTTAGTTTTATTCTCTTGTTTAATAAGATAATTTACTTGTTTCTTTACATCTTCTATTGAACTTGAAATCTTGTCAATCTTATTAGATAATTCTTCAACCTTTTGTTCAATATTATTAGCTTTAATTTCATTAGTTGTTCTATAAACTTCAATCTTGTTAGTGATAATAAAAATATGGTGAAGGAGAACAAAAACAATAACAAAAATCATAACTAATCCAACTGTTTCAAAATCTACATTCCTACCCTCTCTCATTCTCACCTCTAAGGAGTAAGACTTTTCATCTTTTCAATAATCATATCAATCCCTTCATCAAAATTCTCCTCTATTAGCCTCTTCCTTCCCCAAGGATTGGATAAACTAATAACAATATTACCTACCTGATATTTATCATAACCAGCTTCAATAAACTCTTGCCTTTTTTGGTTGAAAATCTCCCTGAGTTCCATTAACTTATTAGCTCTTTCTTGTCTTAGAGCTAATCCTTCTGAAAGATGAACATTTTCAGCTTTATCAATCTTCTTAATCAGATTGTAGAAAGTAGAAGCTGGGAAACGACTGTCCATAGCATAACAAAGTCCAAAGGTTACTAGGCACATTTCTCCAATAGTATCTTCCACTATAAATTCAGTTTCATTAGGTATAGTTTTGATAAACTCTTTATAGACCTTTAAAGCTTCTATTGACTTATCTTTAACATTAGGAGCTTTCTCAATGTTCATGTCAAGGATATACTTAGTATCTTCAAATGGAATTACTAAAACAGGTATTTCTCCACTAACTCCCAACTTCTTTAGAGCCATTAGTCTATGCTGACCATTAACAATCCAGTACTTACCATTGCTTTCATATCCAATAAGAGGGTCTAGAAAACCTAGCTTGGTCATTGATTTAACTAAGTTATCAACATGTTTTTCACTAATTTCCCTTTGTAAGGGAGAAGGTTCTACCAAGTTGATATCAACTAACTTAATAATTCTTTCCTTACCACTTACAGGTTCGGTATACTTCAGTTCCATCCTAACCCTCCTTTTAGAGGATTTTAATTATATCTGTTTGCCATATTCTTTGCGAAGGTAAATGCCTTACTAATTCCTGTCTTTCCTCTAAAGAGAAAAACCTTTTTCATAGAAGGGTCATAATACAGAGCATAATATGGTGAAGCAACAACAAGAATAGGAAGAATTTCCCCACCCCAAATTGACCGTCTTCCATACTCATACACTTTTATGTGAGTATTAGGAGGTTGCAAAATCGGATACTGTGTATCAGATTCATAATCATAAAAGAAGGATATCTTTTCTCTAGTTCTAGGAGTTACTACTTCTACTGGGTTCCAATCTTTCTTTTTAGAAAGGTACCAATTATTTACTCTTTCTTTCATCTTCACACCTCCTAATCCGTTTTCTCTAAATATAGCCAGATTAGGAGGAAATGTCAACCCTTTTTCTTAAAATCTACCTTGTTTTTCCTCTATTTCGCTTGATCCAACTGAAGGGTATATTTCAGCTAGTTCAAGTGGAATAATTTCTCTGAAATACAAATTCAATATTTTCCCACTCTTCTTAAAGTTGAAAAAGAATTGGATAAAGACACCTGTTATGCCAAGTTCAGCTTTTCTGATTACTGTTACCTTTCCAGCCGTCCTACGCCTCCTAATTTATATAAGTTGTTTGGGGAATTTTACTTACTTTAAAGCACTCTAAGTTCCTTAACAAAGTTATTAAGAACTTCCCTTTCTTCCCAAGTTAGGGAAGTTAAACACTCTCCTTTCTTCCTAGTATAGAGAACCTCAGACCAATCTTTACCTACCATAGCTAACACTTCCCAACTAACTCTGTCAGAAGCCTTGACTTCAAACAAAACTTCAGAATATTCCTTACCTTCTTGGATTTCCTTAACGATAGCATTAAACTTTCTTAGTATCCCCTCCAACCTTGTCTTACCCATAGTACCCTCCTTCTAACTATAAAAATAGTAACTTTATCAAATTAAAGTCAAAAGGATTAGAAATTTAGGTTAGAATCTCCAAAATCCTTTTCTTAGCTATTTCACAATATTTCTCATTAATTTCTATTCCTATCAATTTCTATTCCTATCCATCTCCTATTTAACTTTTCACAAGCTACTCCAACCGTCCCAGCTCCAAAATAAGGGTCTAATACAATATCCTGATTACTGAAAGTCAACTTAGAAATAAAGAACTCCGCCCATTGTTCGCTTTGTTGCCATTTATGGTATTCTTTTTTAATGCCATCAGGTTTTGTAATTTTCAACATATCTTTTATAAAACCTCTACCATTAGGATAGGCTCTTTTTACATACCATAAAACAGGTTTCCACACAACTTCTATTCCCATAGCCATTCTTGAATGCTTACCATCCTCCTGATTCATACAAAAACACCACCTATATTTCAGCTTTCCATCAAAAATTTTTATAATATCAGGTAAGGCATAATGACCTACAATCATTAATAATGATGTTCCATCTTTCATTAATTTTGGACAATAATCAGCAAGGTAGTTATAAGTATATTGATACTTCCTAGGGTAAGGAGGGTCTGTTAATACTAAATCAATACTTTCATCAGGTAACTGTTGTAATATTTCGCTTGCATCTCCACAATAGAGAATCCCATTTTCAGTCTCAAAATATCTATTCTCTTGAGGAAATATGTCTTTCCAACTCATTACATAACCCCTTTAAGGTATATTTTGATACTGTGAAATTCCATCAACCTTTTCCACTTCTATAACATTAGAAACCATTTCTTTTAACATTTCATTGTGAGTAATAATGAATACTGATTTCTCTCCTTCAAAACCTGTAAACAACTCTACTGCAAACTGAAGGTTCTCTAAATCCAATGCATCAAAAATTTCATCCACTACTAAAAGGTTGGTTCTAATTCCTCCTATCCTTTCCATTAATTGCTGTAAAGCTAAAAGAATAACAATACTAACCTTTCTTCTTTCCCCTCCTGAGAGTTGTTTTAAATCTAATATCTGGTTATTTCTCTTAATCTCTAAATCCAATCCTCTACCTAACTTGAATCTAATTTCAAACTCAATAGGAAAATCTGCTAGAATCGTGTTAAGAGCTTCTACATACCTATTAAGCAAATTAGTTCTGAACTGAGAAGAAGGCTTAAGTAAATCTATAACATAATTAAGAAATTCTATATCAGATTCCAATTCATTTTGCTTAGTTTGAAAACCTTCTAACTCAGCTTGAACTAACTCTAATTCTTTGGTTATCTCTTCTAGCTTACCTTTAACATCATTTTGAGATTTATCTATTGCCTCTTTAAGAGAGTTTATCCTTCTCATAAGGGTTTGGTATTGAGTAAGTAAATTTTGTCTTTTATAGGCGATTTCTCTTTGAGATTCTAACTGAGACTTGAGTTGTTTTAGCTTAATGATACTATCCTTAAGAACTTTTAATCTCTCCTCAACTTGTTTAATTAACATATCAGGATAAGGTTGACCACAGGTTGGACATATACCAGACTGTATGATGGAAAACTTTTCTTGGTATTCTTTTTGGAATAAGGTTAACTTCCTTTCTAGTTGGGAAAGCTGGTTTTGGATAGAGGTAAGCTCTATATCAGGTAGGTTATTGAGTTCTGATTCTATCTTAGACTTAGTAGATTCAGTTTCAGAAAGCTCTTGTTTAATAGAGTCTAAACCAGTTTGATTTTCTAATTCCTCTAACTTACCTTGCAGGTAGTTTTGCTTATTCTCAAGGTTAGAGATTTCCAATAGAATTTGGTTAAGTTGAGCTTGAACTTCTTTAAGTTTCTTTTGCAACTTTTCCTTCCACTTATCCCAGTAAGCTATACCTATTAGCTCTTCAAAAACCACTTTTCTGGTAGTAGGAGTAAGGGAAGTAAAGTCGTAAGGCAAACCTTGAGTAAGGATAACACAGGACTGGAAGAGTTCATAACTACCTATAAGCTCTTCAATCTTCTTGTTAGCTTCCCTAATAGTATGTAATATCAAATCTTGACCGTCTATCTTTATTCTAACAGTAGAACCATATTCAGGATGATTCTTATATCTAGAAATAACAATTGGTTTGTCATTAATGAAAAGCTCTACACTACCACAACAGTAAGCTGAACCTTGCCTAATAAAGTTATTAGTTCTGGCTTTGCCATAGAGAATCCAAATTAATCCTTCAAACATAGAAGACTTACCTGAACCATTTTTACCTACTACACAGTAAACTTTGTTGGTATCAAGATTAACAGAGAGTTCCTTAATAGATTGGAAGTTTTCTATGTAGTAGCTTTGAAACTTAACTATCATCTTTTTCTCCTTTAATTTCTTCAATTAGAAAGACTAAAGTTTTCAGTTCTTCAAATTTTTTCTCATTATTATAAAGCTTATAAAACTCTAATTTTCTAATATCATCCCAAAGTTGAATCATATCTATAATATCTTGAACATCCATTTTCACCTTACACCTCCTTCACAGATTTGATTAGCTCTAAACATTTCTCTATCATTATATTTACTCAATCTTGCTGAGCGAACCATTTATAAATATTATTATTTCCATAAAAATATAACCCCCTGTTACCTTCTAGAAGGTAACAGGGGGTTAAGGAAGGTGATAGGGCTTGGATGGCGTTATTAAATATAGTTTCTCAATTTGTCTTTGTCAACTATGTCCCAAAACATTCCTCTTGTAGACGTTCTGTTAAATTAATTATATCTTCGATGATATGCAGGCCTTCACGCAACGAAGATTTTGTTGATAGTTCTTTCGCTTTCTTCACAATCAGTTCTTCAATTCTTTTCCTTTTCCATTCACAGTATCCGTTTTTATCATTAAACGCTTCCCAAAACACCTCTTCGACCTTACGAGCAACTTCTGGATACTCTTTCTCATCAACATCTATTTTGACATCAACAACCACATTCTCAAAATATTTGTCATAGTAAAACCCATCTATTTCAGGCACTTTTGTCGTTACTTGTTCGCAAACATAATTGTAAAATGAAAAAGGAAACTCACGATTCTCATAACTTGAATAAGCCAAGTCAAACATAACGCTTATCAGGTCGTTTGACAAGAACCTCTCTACACTCATCATTTCACCTCCTATCATAGATGATAATTAAAATTGTTTAATCTTTATACTGTTGTTTACCAATAGATGATTAGGATTAAAGATAATCACAATATCTTACTTCAAAGAGTAAACGATAAAGCTCATAATCAAGATAGACTTCTTTTAAATTCATAAAATCTATAAAATCAGCTTTCATTATATCTTCATCATCTGGTAATAATTTTCCAGTTAAATTAAACCCTTTATTAATCGCATATAAATAAATTATTGAAGCCTCCTCATCTATAAGCTCCTCTATTCCTTCTTCCCTACAAGTACTACAAATTTTCTCATTAATAATTGTACAATTTTGTGATCTAACTCACAATAACAACCACAAGAAAAATAAACTTTTGTAGTTGGCAAAAGTTCAACAAGATTTTTTGTCTAAATGTAAAATCATCTATTCCTCCTCAACTTGGTTTGTTAGTTATAACTATAAACCTATATTTGGAAATGTTATAGTATCTTCACAATTAATTCTTTTCCTTTTATCTAAGAAGTTCTTTCAATATCCTAACTTTATCAGGATAAAGTTCCTTAATTTCATTTTCCAATAACTCAATAGGAGATTGGAAGCTATCTAACTCATATTCAACTGGAATTTCTTTAATATCTTGTTTCACTAACTTAACTTGAATGTCCACTCCATTAGGTAATTTGTCTGGAAGTTGAGAAGTTTCTAAAATGAATCCAGTATTATCCTTATCATACTTATCTATTTCCTCCAACCTACTAATCTTAACGATTTGCTTACCTACCGGATTTTGGATAAATCTAAACTTTCCATTTTCTTCTATATAAACACCATGCTTAGTCCCTTCTACCCAATTCAATTGAACTAAACTTCCTACATAGAGAAATTCAGGCGTTTCTTGAGGAATGTGAACATGACCGGAAATAGCCTTAACTCCTCTAGGTAGAGTTAACCCTTGTATTCTAATCTTACCTACATCAGCTCCATTAAAAGCTAAGTGAGTTATAACTTTCTTAGGTTCCCTTAATAGGATTTCCTCATAAGCTTTAGCTTCATCTGTAAAGTAAGGTAAGTATAAAGTATTATCCTCATAAACAGGTTCATAGAAAACTCTATCAAAAAATCCTTCCAACACTCTAATAGAATAGATAGCGTTGTTATACTTACCATAGTAATCATGATTTCCTGGAATAAGCCAATGTTCAACTCCCAATCGTTTACAAGTTTCTTTTAGCTGAGAAAACGCTAAACCAGAAGCATCAAGTGTAGGGGATGATTGGATTACCAAATTGTTGAATATATCTCCTAAGCAAAGTAATAAATCAGGTTTTTCAACCTCTACAATCTCTGATAACC